GGGCAGCTCTGATTCCGTGGGTCTATTCGGTCTTCCTGATCTCTGAGGACGAGGAGGAGGACAATGAGACTTGATTGGCTGACCCTGATTGTGATTGGGGCAGCTCTGATTCCGTGGGTCTATGTGGCTGCACGAGTAGCCACGAGAGCAATTATCAGATCACTGGACGAAAGGGATCGCAATGGCAAAGAGAAGTCGTAGGAAGAGTCGAAGAAAGCGAATGCCGTCAAGCCACACCAAAAAGAATGCAAGCACCGGAGGACATGGGCCACCTCTGCTCAATCTGCCAGACGGTGTGGAGGAGTGGTATCCGACGAAGAAGGGAACACAAGTAATTGATTTGGTGCCCTACGAGGTCACGGTAGATAGCCACCCAGACAATGTGGACAAGGGAGCCCTCTGGTACAAGAGACACTACCTTGTACACAGAAACGTGGGGCCAAACGGATGGGATGTCGTCTGTCCCAAGTCGATCAACAAGCCCTGTCCAATTCATGAGGAGATGGACAGATTGATCAAGCTGGACAGACGCAATGGGGACCTGGCACACCAGGACGTGATTGATTCGCTGAAGGCTCGCCAGTATGTGATGTTCAACAAATTCAATCGTGAAGAAGAGAAATTCAGTGTGTACAACACTTCTTCCGGGAAGTTTTGGTCCTACGACAAGGGATCACAAGGACTCAAGAAAGAGATCGAAGAGACCGACGAGGACAACTGGGATTTCTACCACTGCACGGATGGAGGCAGAACACTCGAGGTCAGATTCTCAGAGGCGACTTTCAACGGCGCCAAGTACCTCAAGGCTACTCGATTCTCTTTTGTGGATCGGGGAGACCTAGACGAGGATGAGATTCTAGAGAGCACAGTAGATCTCGACAAATGCCTCAATGTGATGAGCTACGAGAAACTCAAGGATCTATTCTTCCAAGAGGACATAGGAGACGAGGAGGAAGACGAGGAAGACGAGGCAGAGAAAAAGAGACCCAAGAAGGCTACTAAGAAGAAGGCCAAGGAAGACAAGCCTCCCTGGGATTCTGAGGACGAAGAGGAGGACGAAGAGGAGGACGAAGAGGAGGACGAAGAGGAGGACGAAGAGGAGGACGAAGAGGAGGACGAAGAGGAGGACGAAGAGCAAGAGCCTCCACCTCCGGCCAAGAAGAAGGCCAAGAAGAAGGCCAAGAAGAAGGCCACGAAGAAGAAGGCAGTCAAGAAAGCCCCGAAGAAGAAGGCAACCAAGAAGAAGACCTCAAAGAACAAGTGCCCAGCTGGTGGCAAATTCGGAGAGGACTGCGACGTCCACGACGAGTGCGAGGATTGTCCTCACTGGGAGGCTTGCGAGGAGGCCAGCGATTCGTAGCTAGATTCATAGGGGAGGAGGGGCCACAACCAATTGGTTGGAGTGATCCAGCTGAAGATCGGAGCAATCGAGTGGTGTGTTATCTCTCGGGCGTTTTTCGGCTCCTCCTCCCCACCTATCACCAGCGGGGTCTATGTGACGATCAAAAGAATTAAACGAGCTGCTCAGGCAGTAGCCAAATCGAGAAGAGAGAAAAGGAGAAGCAAGAGGATCAAAAGGAGTGATCTGCTGTCGACCGGCAGCACCCTGCTAAATCTAGCGTGCTCTGGTAATCCTTATGGAGGGTTCCTGTGCGGGAAGTACTACCTACTAGTAGGGGACAGCACCAGCGGAAAAACATTCCTCTCAATGTCATGCTTTGCAGAAGCGTGCAGAAGTCGGAGATTCCACAAGTACCGTCTGGTCTACGACAATGCAGAAGACGGCATGCTGCTAGATGTTGCTGGTCTGTTTGGAAAGACGACAGCGGTCAGGGTTGAGCCTCCGGCAAGAGACGAGGACAACAACCCAATCTACTCTAGGACTGTAGAGGATTTCTACTACCACGTAGACGACGCAGTACAGGACGGCTCTCCATTCGTCTATGTTTTGGATTCCATGGACGCCCTCTACTCCGAGGAAGACAGCACCAAATTCCAGCAGCAGAAAGCAGCACACAAGCAGGGGAGGGAAACCACGGGGTCCTATGGGACGGCGAAGGCCAAGGCTAACAGTGCAGGGATTCGCAGGATTCTGAGTGGGCTAAGCAAGACTGGGAGTATTCTAATTGTGGTCTCCCAGACTCGAGACAACCTCGGATTTGGATTCGAGAGAAAGACGAGATCAGGAGGAAAGGCTCTTCGGTTCTACAGCACAGTAGAGATTTGGTCTTCAGTCTCCGGAGTCGTCAAGAAGACGATTCGAGGCAAGGCCAGGAAGATTGGAACCAAGATCAAATTGCAGATAAAAAAGAACAGGACAACAGGCAAACTCCATGAGGTTGAGACTCTGATTTATCCCTCGTATGGGATAGACGATATCGGCTCGTGCATTGATTATCTGACAGCTGAAGGTCAATGGAAGAAGACCAAGAAAACAATCAAGGCTGAGGGTCTAGGGATCAGTGGGACTCGGGAGAGTTTGATAGAGACAATCGAACGGGAAGGACTGGTTAGACAGTTGCAATCTGTAGTTGGTGATTGCTGGAGGGAGATAGAGGAAGCTGGAGAGCTGAATCGAAAGAAGCGGTACCAATGAGAGGACCTCTGCTATGGTTCGGTGGGAAGGGGGCGATCGCCAAGAAGATCATTCCCTTAATGCCCCTATGCTCTCGTTACGTGGAAGTCTTTGGAGGTGGTGCTAGTCTCCTGTTTGCTCGGAGCCCAGTAGATCTAGAGGTCTACAATGATCTAGATCACGCGTTGTATGATTTGTTCTGTGTCTTATCGGATCCAAAGAAGTTCAAGAAATTTGCTCGGAGGGTTAGTGCGCTCCCTCATTCTCGCCAGCTGTGGATGGACTGTAAGAATACATGGAGAGGCGAGAAGGACCAAGTCGCCCGTGCCGTCAAGTGGTATGTGTTAAATCGTCAATCCTTTGGAGGAACAGGAGGGTTGAACAGGACATCTGGGTGGGGGTTCAGTCCCACTTCTAGTTTAGCTACTCAAACCTGGATCAGTGCGGTGGAAGGCCTCCCCCAAATTCACAGGAGGCTGCGCAGAGTTCAAATCGAGTGTAATGATTGGCGAAAGGTCCTGGATTTCTACGACTCAAAAGAGACCCTGTTCTACTTGGATCCTCCATACGTGCCAGATTTGCGTCGGGATGGGGTTTATCACGAGGAGCTGAATCTAGAGGACCACGTGGAATTAGTAGACACAATCATGGGTCTACAGGGATCAGTGGCTTTGTCGGGCTATTGGCATGAGATCCACAAACCGCTAGACAATTCGCCAGAGTGGGCCAGACATGACTGGAAAACGGTCTGTTTTGCTGCACCCAGGACCAGAAAGACAGGATTGAAAGGGATTGGATCCTTGAACAAGAACCAATCAAGAGTAGAGAGTTTGTGGATCAAAAGAGGGGAAGGGAAGGCGATGAAGGGATTCGGATTATGAAGGCGCCATTTCCCTGGTTTGGGGGAAAGAGGAGGGCAGCAGATCTAGTGTGGTCTGCTCTGGGAGATGTGCATCACTACGTGGAACCATTTGCGGGTAGTTTGGCTGTGCTGCTCGAGAGGCCCAAGAGCCACAATCATAGGACAGAGACCGTTAACGATCTTGATTATTTTATCGCCAATTTCTGGCGAGCTGTGAAACATGATCCAGAGAGAGTGGCTGATTTCGCGTCTGACCCCGTGAACGAATGCGATCTAGTGGCTAAACATTCGTGGCTAGTCAGAACCCAGAAGAGGAGGAGGGAGAGACTGGAAGCAGATCCCAATTACTACAGTGCCAAGGTAGCAGGATGGTGGGTGTGGGGAATCTGCTCATGGATTGGTGCTGGGTGGTGTAGTGGCCAAGGTCCCTGGGTATTGGATCGTGAAAAGAAGAGATTGGTAAAAGAATCTGGTCGAGGAATCAACAGACAGCGACCCCACCTAGGGGATTCAGGCCAAGGAATCAGCAGAAAGCGACCCCACCTAGGGGATTCAGGCCAAGGAATCAACAGACAGCGACCCCACCTAGGGGATTCAGGCCAAGGAATCAACAGACAGCGACCCCACCTAGGGGATTCAGGCCAAGGAATCAACAGACAGCGACCCCACCTAGGGAATTCAGGCCAAGGGATCAACAGACAGCAATCTAGGGGCCGGCACAATTGGATCCTAGCCTACATGATCCAATTGTCGGAGCGTCTGGAGGACGTGAGGGTGATTTGTGGGGATTGGACAAGAGTCCTAACTATGGGGGCTTTGACATACCCAAGAGAGGGATCGGTAGGAATCTTTCTGGATCCTCCTTATGACGATGAGATTCGTGAGAAGGATCTCTACACCCACGACGGAGGTAATGTGTCTAGGCTCGTGAGGGATTGGGCAGTAGAGCATGGGGAGGAATCCAGACTGCGGATTGTCTTGGCCGGCTATCAAGGAGAGCATAAAATGCCGGACAATTGGGTGGTCTATCGCTATTCAGTGAATAGAGCCTACGGGACACATAAGGGCAAGCAGACAGCAAATACAAAGAATCGACACAAGGAAGTGCTTTGGCTCTCCCCTCACACCAAGCAATCCACGGTAGGATTCGGATTGTGATCTGGGTACTAATTGATCTCTCCTATCTAGCCCACAGAGCCCGGTGTGCTCTCCACGGATTGGAGCACGAGGACTATCCGACAGGAGTCATATTCGGGTTCCTGGAGCAACTCAGGTCGATCTGCACCGATCCCAAGGTATTGAGCAATCGAGTAGCTCTCTTCGCTGATTCCAAGAAGAGCCACCGAAAGCAATCTTTCCCAGAGTACAAACAAAAACGAGTAGACAACAGGACAGAGGAGGAGCGGGAACAGATCTCAATCATGTGGGATCAGGTCAGATTGTTGCAGACCAAGATCCTTCCTGAGTCTGGATTCAAGATCTACAGGCAGGTAGGGCTTGAGTCTGACGATCTGATTGCAATGGCTGCTTCTCAATTCGAGGGGACACAAACGCAAGCGATCATGGTCACGTCTGACGGGGATCTGTACCAATGCATTCGAGACTCGGTGCATTGGTATGACCCCAGCAGAGGGACCTGTCACAATCCCGCGTCCTTCCTGGCGGCTCGTGGAATCTCGCCACACAGGTGGGGAGAGGTCAAATCTATAGCAGGGTGCTCCAGTGACGGAGTTCCCGGGATCCAGGGAGTAGGGGAGCAGACAGCTGTCAAGTACCTCACCGGTTGTCTGCCCAGTCGCTACAAGACATATCAAGCAATCACTTCAGAGAACGGACAGAGGATCGTAGCCAGAAACAAACCACTAGTGATTCTCCCACACGAGAGGACTAAGACAGTCGATCTACGAGAGCCAAGATACAACCCAGGTGAATTCTTTGATCTGTGCAAGAGGTACGGGATCGTGTCCTACTTGCAGGGACCTAAGAGGAACGCATGGATCAGATTCTTTCATGGCCACAAGAGAATCAGATTCAGGAGGAGGTAGAGTGACTAGACGTCACAGATCTCTGTTCTCCTACTATGGATCAAAAAGCAAAGTAATCCACCTATATTCCAGGCCAAGGCACAAGACGATCGTTGAACCGTTCGCTGGATCTGGTGCATATAGCCTGTACTGGTCACGCGGAAGGCGCGTGATTCTGAATGATTTGAACAAACCCACATACAAGATCTGGAAATTCCTGCAGAAGCACTCCACGGCTGAGTTGTTAGATCTACTGCCGGATAGATTGGATAAAGGGACAGACATAAGAGACCTGGCAAGATTCGGCACCGGTCTATTCTACTTTTTGCGTTGCTGGGGAGCACAAGGAATTGGAGGGATAGATGGTGATAACACAGTGGGGCATAAGATTGTAACGGAGTTTGGGTCTGTCTGCTCCAGCCGTATCAAACAGTCAATCAAGACACTCCACACACCAGTACCGTCATGGACGATCCTCTGCAAAGACTACTCAGAGCTGAAGAATCAAGAAGCTACATGGTTTGTGGATCCTCCATACAACAATGAGGCTGGAAGGAGATACCACGATAATCAAATTGACTACGACCACTTAGCACATTGGTGCAAGAGCAGGAAGGGTTTTGTGATCGTGTGCGAGAACGAAGGAGCTGATTGGCTACCGTTTCGACCACTGGTCAAAGCAAGACCGCGAGCAAGCTATGAGCAGAAGATCAACAAATCAATAGAGGTGATCTGGACCAACCGAAAGGTGGGATTGTTGTGGTGATCAGTGGCTAAGCAATCCAAAGGGAGCGCATACGAGAGGTCTATATGTCGGGCGATCTCTCTCTGGTGGACACGTGGCGAGAGGGACGACGTATTCTGGCGTACGGCTGGTAGTGGAGCCATGTCCAAAGCGAGAGCCAAGATTGGCAAGAGGACCCATGGGCAATATGCTGACGTCCTTGCTGTAGATCCAATCGGATCTACTCTTCTAGACGTGGCCACAATCGAATTGAAGAAGGGCTACAACAAGGCCACAATCCACGACGTCCTAGATAAAGCACCAGCATATTCTCCCAAGACCAAGACGACAGAAATGCACCCACAGCCACTGGAGAGATTCATAGGACAGGTCCGCGAGGACTCGATAAACAGCGGCGCCCTCTATTGGATTCTGATTCACGCAAGGGACCGAAGGAAATCAATGGTTCTCATGCCATGGAGATTCTATGCGGATCTTGCGAACGCGACCAAATCCAGAATCAACGAAGCACGACCCAAGGCTATGCTACTGACAGCAGAAGGACTCCGGGTGTTCTGCACTCCGTTAGAGAATTTCTTCAATCTAGTGGATCCGTCTCATATTCGAGAACTAAGCAGGGGAGGACAACGTGGCAGGAAGGGACGAGGTCAGGCAGTTAAGAGCTGACCGCAAGGTGATCAAGAATATAGCAGCCAGGCTTGAAGCAGAGTCAATCCCAATGACTTGTGAGAATGAAGGACAGAGGTACAAGGCGTGTGTTGACCTCCTCCTAATGGCTGCTCGCTGGCCAATCAATAGAGATCTGATCAGAGCTGTCGTTGAGATTTCTGGCTACAACGATCGGGTGGCTCGGCTCCTTCTGCAGCAAATCGCGGAGAACGACTATGCCAATCTGATCAAGAAGGCCAGGAGGAATGCGTGAGGATTGCGACTGCTGTTGCTCTCTGCCTCCTAATTGGGTGTTGTGATCCAGAGCAGGATCGAGTCTGGTGTGTCTGCTGTCCTGTAGCAGAGGACCAATGCACGCAGGAGAAGCAGTGCTCATGCTGCTATTGCAGAGACTATCCCTACGAGGACTGATCAGTGATCCGCAAACTGACGCTTAGGAATTTCCAAAGCCACGAGGATCTAGAGATCGAGCTGGGTTCTGTGACCTCGATCGTTGGGCCGTCTGACGTGGGCAAGTCAGCGATTCTCAGGGCGCTGCGTTGGGTTGCGCTGAACAAACCCAGAGGAGACGCATTCGTCAAGGACGGGGCGAAGGAGACCTTAGTCCGAGTTGAGACCGACAAAGGGATCGTAGAACGCAGGAGAGGATCACAGAAGAATCTCTACCGTGTAGAAAAGAGGGACCTCGTGGCGTTTGGTCACGAGGTCCCAGAGGAAGTGGATCGTGTTTTGGGCCTTGGAGAGATCAACTTCCAGGGTCAGCATGATCCACCCTATTGGTTCTCCTTGTCTCCTGGCCAAGTGTCGAAACAAATCAATGAGATCGTAGATTTGGATCTAGTGGACAGGACGCTGGCAAATCTGGCGTCGAAGATCCGCAAAACAAAAACAATGCAGGAAGCTTGTCGGGCTCGACTAGAGGAGGCCCGAGCCAGACGCAAGGCGCTTTCTCCTGTGGGTCGAGCAGCCCAAGGTCTCAAGCATTTGGAGACCCTCGAGTGGGAACAGAAGGACAGAGCAAAGAGAGCTGGAGACCTGTCTACTCTACTCGCCAAGGCGGAGGAACAGAGAGACCTCTCTGCCAGTCTGCATGACGCACACAAGAATGGATGTCGTGTACGAGGCATTGGCAAGAAGGCCAAGGCCGTCAGGAAGTCCAGGGTGCGTTTATGGAATCTGATCTCTAGCGCAATCCAATACAGAGACAAGATTGAGTGCCCACCAGAGCCCACAGAACTAGGCCGCCTGTGCTCAAGACTGTTAGAAATCCACGGCGTGAAAGAATCACTAGCAGCCAGGATTCAAGAGATCGAGAGAGCCAAGAGGAAATCATGTCGAGTGTCAAAAGATCTGAAGGGAGCAAAGGCCAGATTCGAATCGGAACTGGGAGAGACGTGTCCGCTGTGCGGGCAGGAGATCCCGTAGTAGCAATTCTCTGCTCTGATATACACCTTACACTCAAACCTCCTATAGCTCGGTCTGACGAGCCAGACTGGCGTGCTGCCATGCAGCGACCACTCGATCAGATCTCTAATCTCCAAGAGGTCCACAACGCTCCTGTGATCTGTGCTGGTGATTTGTTCGACCGGTGGAATGCTCCAGCAGAGCTGATCAACTTTGCCTTGACTCGCCTCCCTGAAATACTAGCGATCCCAGGCCAACACGATCTGCCTCTACACAGATTGGATCTGATCGAGAGGTCCGCCTTCACGAGCTTGGTACTGGCTGATCGGATTCGCATGCTTGGATCACACAAGAGGATTCGGGTGAATCAGTGGCTAGACGTTTGGGGATTCCCTTACGGAGAGCCGATCCAACCGCTACGCGAGGAGATCCCAGGACACTACCAGGTGGCTGTGATTCACCAATATCTATGGACGCCAGGACACTCTCACCCGAAAGCACAACGTAGCTCCTCTCTGTTCTCCAATCGGAAATCTCTCCAAGGGTACGATCTAGTTGTGGCCGGTGACAATCACCAGGCGTGGGAAGAGGAGCTAGACGACGGTCCTGTAGTCTACAATTGTGGATCCCTCCTGCGTCGTAGAGCAGACGAGATCGAGCACAAGCCACGGGTAGGGGTGCTCTATGCGTCTGGCCACCTACAATCTTTTCTACTCGATATTAGTGAGGATCACATAGCAGACACTCGAGAGATTCTAACTGAATCCAAAGAGGATCCGGAGCTGTCAGATTTCATAGACAGCCTTCTGGATCTAAGTAAATCGAAGTTTGACTTTCGCGATTCCATGGAAGAGGTCTTAGACAGACTTGACGCACACCCTCTAGTGAGAGCTGCTATTCTGGAGGCTATGGAATGAATCTGATTCAGCGTTTTGCAGATCTAAAGGACAAGGTTAGTCGACTACAAAGGGAATCGGATCAGGCCAGTGGTGCTCTAGACGAGTGCTTGCGCAGACTCTCTGAAGAGTTTGATTGCGATTCGATCGACCAGGCCAAGAAGCTGCTAGTCAAAATCAAAGCAGAGGAGAAAGAAGCAGAGGAGACGTTCACGGCAGCACTAGAGGAATTCGAGGAGGAGTGGAGTGATTTCCTCTCTGTCTGATTTGAGGAAGGCGGTCAGTCGTAGGAGAGTCGAGCTAGCTGCAGCCAAACAAGCATGCAGAGACGAGAGCCGATCGATCAAGCAATCCGAGAAAGATTTAGCTGTATTGGAGGAGGCCCAACAAATCACCCAAACCGTAGCACAGGAGGTGCAGACTAAGGCTCATTCGCAGATTGCTGGAATCGTGTGTGAGAGCCTTGCTGCAATCTTCGACGATCCGTATGAATTCAGAATCCAATTTGAGCGCAAAAGAGGCCAGACCGAGGCTAGATTAGTATTCGTCCGGGAAGGATTGGAGGTGGATCCTCTGTCCGCTGCCGGCGGAGGGGTCGTGGATATCGCTGCTCTGGCGCTCCGTCTGTCCTGCCTGCTACTTGCGCGGGATCGATCTCGCGTGCTGATCCTCGACGAGCCCCTGCGATTCCTCTCGACGGGGCACCAGGATCGGATCCGATCCCTGCTCGAGCAGCTCAGTAGGGATTTGCGGGTGCAGATAGTAATGGTACTCCACGACGAGGGACTGCGGATTGGTCGAGTGATCGACCTTTCCTAAGTGCTTATCAGATCATAGCTTAGCTTTCTAAAATATTTTAAAATTCACCCTTGTCGAAGGCCACGGCAATTGCCATACTACTCTTGTCGACAACAAAAGGAGCACGACAATGACGCTACTCAGACTTTGGCACGGAGCCCACACGCGATATCGGCCTCACGTTAGGCAATGCTATACTGACGACGAGCGGACCGCTCTGCACTACGCCTGCTACTCCGGCCCGGTTGCAGAGGTCTTGCTGGACATCTCCGGCTTGCGAGTCGCGGAGCTGGAAGAAGGCTACGATTGGGACAACAACGTGGCTCCCGGCGACGACGGCGAGACTGTCGCGGGGGTCGACGTCCTGGTCTATCCGGACGCGGACGACCACGGCGAAGAGCATCGCACCTACCGAATCATGACTCCGCGAGCGCTCGAGGCTCTCACAATCCAGAGCGTGGCCAGCTCACAGGACGAGGACGAGGACGAGGACGAGGACGAGGACGAGGACGAGGATCAACTGCGACTACTCACAGAACTCTACCGCCAGGCCCGAGACCGGGCCGAGATCTGCTACGCTAATTGGGGTCGGATAGATCCACCTCGACGATCCGTGACCTACGGGATCCTCCGAGGCCGGTATCTAGAGGCCCGCCAAACAGTCTCGTGGCTGCGGCTCGCGATAGACAGCCTATCACGAAGAGAGGAGGAGTAACGTGGCTACCTACAGCAGCGAGCAACTCGCCGAGATACTCCGGCTCCACGGGCTCTGGCTGAGAGGGTTGGAGGGTGGGGTGCGCGCCGACCTCAGCGGCGCCGACCTCAGTCACGCCGATCTTCAGGACGCCGACCTCAGTCACGCCGATCTTCAGGACGCCGACCTCCAAGGCGCCGACCTCCGCCGCACCACCCTCTTCGGCGCCGACCTCTGCGGCGCCGACCTCCGCGACACCGACCTCCGTCACGCCTGCCTCACCGGCGCCGATCTCCGGGGAGCCGACCTCCAAGGCGCTAACCTCCACTGCGCCGACCTCCGCCGCACCACCCTCTGCGGCGCCACGATCGACGGAGTAATAGTCGATCGTGCGGACGTGGGCGGACCGGGGTGGATTCTTTCTGCGTTGACAGACGCGGAATGGGAGTTGGTCCGCCGAGGGCGCGAGGCCTCGCAGAGAGAGGGGGTAGCATGACTGCGATCTCACGCGATCAACTCGCCGAGATACTCCGGCTCCACGGGCTCTGGCTAGGGGGGCAGGAGGGTGGGGTGCGCGCCGATCTCCAAGACGCCGACCTCCGCCACACCGACCTCCGGGGCGCCGACCTCCGCTGCGCCGTCCTCCGGGGCGCCGTCCTCCAGGACGCCAACCTCGCCGACGCCGACCTCCAGGGCGCTGACCTCCGCGGCGCTGCCCTTAGCGGCGCCGCGATTGACGGCGCTGTCCTCACCAACGCCGACCTCCAAGGCGCCGACCTCTGCCACACCGACCTCCGGGGCGCCGTCCTCCGCCGCGCTGTCCTCTGCAGCACTGACCTCCAGGACGCCGATCTCAGTGGCGCCGACCTCCGCGACGCCAACCTCTGCGGCGCCGACCTCTGGGGCGCCGGCCTCCGGGGCGCCGGCCTCAGTGGTGCTGTCCTCCAGGACGCCGACCTCCGCCGCGCCGATCTCAGTGGCGCCGATCTCCGCCGCACCACCCTCTGCGGCGCCGCGATCGACGGCGCCTGCGTCAGTCGCGCGGACCTGGGCGGACCCGGGTGGATCCTGTACGTGCTGACCGGGGAGGAGGCCGAGACGATCCGCCGAGGGCGCGAGGCCTCGCAGAGAGAGGGGGTAGCATGGCCATGATCTCCCTCACCAACTGGAATCAGACCCTACGGCCGTACCAGGAGGAGGCAGTCTCTCTAGGGATCGCAGCCCCTCCAGGATCGCGTGTCTTGGTTGCCCTCCCGACCGGCACTGGGAAGGGAACAGCCCAGCTGGGCCTCCTCCGCGCCCTCCTGGCACGAGGCGACGACGCCTGGATCGTCACCCCCTCCCTCGAGGTCCTACGAGGCTATCTCGAGCGCTGCGGTGCGAGGCCAGAGGATCTCGCAGGGTCCGCGACCCAGCTAGCCAAACTGGGAGAGCAGATCCGCTGCACGACCCCAGTCCGGCTGCGGAATCGGCTGCAGAAGGGATCCATACCTCCACCCTCAGTACTGATCGTGGACGAGGCTCACCACGCAGTCCGCGAGACCGTGGCGGGTGGTGGGTTGGCAGCTCTCTGTCCCGACACTACTGTCTGGATCGGCTGGACTGCCACCCCCTATCGGGGATCGCCGGAGGAGAGTGAGCGACTGCGTGCCTTCTGGGGCTCGCCCCGGACAATCCTCACGATCCCGCAAGCCCGAGATATCGGTGCTTGGGCCCTGCCCGAGTGGCGCGTGGAACCACTAATCGACGACGATCAGTGCCCAATCCGTCGTGGGGAGATCGACTCGGGAGAGGTCGAGCTGGCGTCTGCTCGACCTCTCGCCGAGCTGATCGCAGGACTCGATCTCTCCAAGCCCACCTGCGTGACGCTCAACTCTGTGGAGGCAGCGGTGGCCACCGCTGCAGCCCTCCGAGAGATCTCGGTCCCCGCCCACGTGGTCCTGGGAACCACTCCAGCAGCAGAGAGAGCAAAGATTTTCAAGGCCCACGCGACGGGAGGATCAGTGCTGGCGAGTGTCAAGGTGCTAGGAGAGGGAGTCGACCTACCTTACCTGAGGAGGTGGGTAGACGCCTCTAGCACTCTCTCTCCCGTCGCGTGGATTCAAAAGTGTGGCAGAATCACGCGACCAGGACCGGTCCAACCGGAATATCTCGGGGTGAATCGGAATCTCGAACGTCACGGATACCTGCTGGAGGGGGCTCTGCCTCGGGAAGCTATCCGCCAGGCGCAGGAGGCGTTCGGTCGCGCGAGCTGTCGCGGTGCCCGCGCTGGGCTGATCAAGGGCCTCTCGCGTGCCCGACCGATCGAGCTGCCCCTGAGTGGCGGCGTCACAGCCACAATGTGGTCCCTGTGGCAACCTTCGCGCAACGGTGGCTGCGGCCACGAGCGTGTAGTGATCCTCGACCCCACCTCCGATCGAGCAATCTGCGCGACCCGAGAGATTCGCGTCCACCTATCCGGTCGCGACCGGTACGGGGACTGGACTCGAGCAGAGGTCGAGAGTCCAAAAGGACACCGGACCTCTGCGGCTAAGACCTGGAGCTGCTCGGCAGGCCAAATCCGCTGGTGGCGCGGGGCCGGAGAGCGCTACGGTCTGGACTCCGAGGCGACCCCGAATGCTGCTCAATTCTCGGTCCTCCCTCTACTAGATCAGCTCGGTCTCTCCCTCCGACCAGACGGCGAGATTCAACCCAGACCAGATCCTGAGCAGACGCAGACGCAGGAGCAGACGCAGGAGCAGACGCAGGAGCAGACGCAGGAGCAGACGCAAGAACCAGAGGTACCGGACGGCTACTACACAGTAGTCCGAGAGGACGGGAGCCGGAGGACGTATCGACTCCGCACCCAAGCACAGGACGCCAGATTCGCACCAGGCGGCCGGATTCTCTCAATCCTGACCGGACCGGAGAACACGTCAGACTACCAGGGATTCGGATTCGCGCGAGGATCCAGACTCTACGTCTGGCGTCGGTGGCAACACCAATCAGACGAGTATCAACAGGACTGGGACACAATCCGAGGAGACCCCAAGAAGGCAGGCAAATCCTATGCGATCCGATCGGGCAACTGCTGGATCTGCAATCGTCTCCTCACTACCCCGGAATCAATAGCAGCTGGAATCGGTCCTGTCTGCGCTAGGAGAATCTAAATCTCAGTCCACTCCCTGGGTCCAGGAATCGTGCTCCCTGGGCCCAGGGAAGTGGGCGATCAGTAGATCGGAGTAATTGTGGATCAAATCAGACTAGACGTAATGGCAATCCTATCCGCGCTGGCGGAAACAGGGGGAGAATCGCCAAAGGTACTCCTGTACCTAGCTCTAGACCACAGCATTACCCGCTACGAGCGAGCTGAGTTTGTGCTCCTCCGAGGTGGGTTGGCCCGGGCATTCGGCGGGAAGATCTACCTCACCGATTTAGGGAGAGAGGCTGGAGAGAACCTGAACGCAGCACTACAGGAGGGCTTGTGAGAATCAAAAAGAGACTACGGCACAAGGCACATGATCCTCTCTACTCTGAGTGCTCCCACTGTGGCGAGTTCCGCGAGATCTTCTTCTCGTTAGACGACGCGGCAGAGGAGGAGATCAAATTCCTCTGTCACGAGTGCGCAGAAGAGGACTGGTGGCCTACTTGGGGTGCACGAATAGCACGAAGCAGGAGGATCCAAGCCAGGCGTCTAATGGATCGGCTCCGATCCAAGAGAGCCACCCAGAGAGAGATCTTCTTGGCGCTCTGGCGTCTCTACTCCGGTTGGGGGGAGACAGACAAATCCAAGATCCGCAAACGGATCCGCAAATTGCAGAGGGGGAAATTGTAAGATACCAAGAGATGTAAAGATAGTGGCAGCAAGATCATTCGAGACACTATGAGAGAGTAAAATGACCAAGAAGACACGTTTCTGGGAATTCGTCGAGAGCAATGCAATACTGAAGGACGAAGGACCAGATACAGACGAGAATCGCCTGGGTATCTGCGTAACAACGAGGGCTAGGATAGACACTCCTTCGCGAGGAGGGTATCTCTACAAGGTGACGACAAACATCAAGGGGAGCCCGTTGGTGGAAAATCTACTGTTCGTCGGGGACTAGCGCTTGTTGTCTGTCTCAGACAGACAAAGAAAGAGGTGCGGGGCTGCGCAAGAAGGAGTGGGAAGGACAAGCAGCCCCGCACCTCACCTGTAATTTATCAGGGTCAGAGAATCAAGAGCGCTCCGCTCCTCTGGGTGGTCGTGCTTATGTGCTCTGTCCCAATAGTGACCAGCCACTAGCCCGTCGAAACCATAGGCGTCCGCTGGAATCCCTAGCGAGTCCAGTGCAAACAGGAGGAGGAGACCAGTGCTGGGCTTCTTGGCTTTGATCCCTCGCACCTCCTCAGACCACCGACGCTCCGGTTTGATCAAATCGACTCCATAACGAGCCTCCCACCGTAAAATCCTGCCGGAGTCGTCCTCTGCATGGAAGGGAGTGCATACAGGGACAGAGGGGGTCCGATTCTCTAGATCCCACCAACAATTCACACACCAAACTCCGATCTTAGACCCTACCCAATTCTCGTATCCCAGGATTCGATAGTTGTTGATTCGAATCACAGATGCATGACTGTCGATCTCCTCCCCCTTGAGGTCCACGGATCCATTCCCCACCACAGCTATTGGTCGAGGGAGATCCGCAAGTAGATCCTCAGTCGAGATCACACCAGTCTCCCAGCCTCAGGAGAGTAACCCAAGAATCGATCCAGCTCTGCTAGATGCTTTTGATACCACAATTCGGTGGTGGGCTGGAGCACCCCGTGGTGGGACTGATCAGGATTCAGAGTTCCGTAGTCTTTCCCAACCACATTGTGGTATGCAGCCATGACGTCCTTTAGCGACCGACCCGTGATCATAGCTAGATCGTCAAGGACATGGAGGGTCATAGCAGGCAACATGTCCTCGAATTTGAATCTAGCTACTGGGTGATCTGACGTCCACCACTCTGCTACTGCTTTGGACTGCTGGACGAACAAATCAGCGCTGGGAGATTCAAGAAACCGAAACGCACCAACCCCTGCCATCTGAATTCGGGACCGCAATCTAGATCGGCCATTGCGGACAATCACCACCACCTTGTGGCGCAGTAGGTCCTCGCATGGACCCAAATGACCCTGTGCCACTCTCTGCCCTAGCTTCTGCAGTGTCTTGCCAAGAGGACACAGTTCAAGGGTTCCTCCAGCTCGAATCTCCTGAGGCGTGGATTTGGAATGGTCTATGTACCCAGTGGGAGTCACATGAATCCTGCTCCATGGGATTCCCAATTCAGCCAGTAGAGGAGCCAAGAAGTAAGTCCCAGCCTTTGGCTGAGAGCAGACAATCAGAGCCATACTAGAGGACCTCCACCCAGGAGGAGGGACCATAAGGATTCACGCGACCAAAGATCTCGTGTACAGCTGTGTGCACGCTCTCTCTCTGTCGGTCATGTCCTGCTAGAGTTCCTCCGTCTCGCATTTTAGGCAACCACGCTAGAATGTCACGACGTACAGCCTCGTAGGAATGATCAGCGTCAATAAACGCAAAGTCGATCATACCGTCAGAGAATCTTGCAGCAAATTCCGCCGAGTCTGACTGAACAACATGCACCATGTGGAGGACACCACAGCTCCGAAGATTCGACTCTAGCTCCTCTCTGGAGGACCACTGGAACGTGTCGACACCGTAGATTGTGATCTGCTTTCCGCTCTCCTTCACTCGCTGCGCAAAGTACGCTAGAGACTTCCCCAACCAAGCCCCCAGCTCTACAAAGACGTCCCCATTCCTTGCCTCGTGCACTATCCGGTCGTAGAGATCAGCAAAATCAAAGTGGCCACGAATGTCTTTCCACGTCCTCTCGTCTCGCATTTTCCGCCCTTCCAGAAATCTCCACAGTTCCATATCGTCTTGATTGATTCCCTCTATTAAATCCACTAACTCTGGTTCCGCTCGCTCTCTCCTGATCCCAGGAGCATGGTTGGCGTGGGTCTGCTCGATCTCCACACCAAGCATGGATCCAAGAGACTCCATGAAATTCCCAAGCTCTGGTGTGGTTCCTACCAACTCACACGCCTCTAGATTCCTTAGAGCTGTTTGCAGATCTCCAGACCCACCACTCAGCATGGAGGTCACCACATTGGTAATCTGGGGCCATCTCACCCTGACCCAGTCTTGAATTGGCATGATCTGAGCAGCTCTCCCGATAGACAATTCGGGAGTACGGGATCGATAATAGGAGTAGCAACTCAGCACGCGGTCAACAGGATCCCGAAGTACTGTCACCCACCGTGTGGGTCTGCCAAATTCTCCCCACGAGTAGTGACCACCAACCCAAAGAATCCTAGGGTCCTCGCCCACACGCCTGTAGACGGAGAGATTTCCCTCCTTCCAAGTCGTCACATGGACCGCTCGCTCCTCTCCCAGCGCAGAAACTACACCACGAGCAACAGACCAGCCTCCAGTCCTCGGTACGTGAAGGAACGAGATCAGTCCCACAACCAATCCTCCGGGGTATTCTTCAGTGTCATTCCCTCCCACAGCCTCTGGTACTTTGGCAGCTCAGCTTGGAATGATCCTTGCCAGCGATCCCAGTTGACCCACTTCCAGTGAATCAGTTTTGGTTGATCAACATGAATGCGCCGTGGATTCACAACAGCTCTTGCTTTGTGCGTTGGACTGGGCTCTAGTCTGCAGTGCCTCTGCATACGCTCGTCATACCGATAGCCCCCGTCCCTGTGCACAGCAGGATCGAAGTGGATCAAGGCTCCTTTTTTGTTCGATCCTGGGTGCTCATGAGACCACAAACAATCAGGACCACCAATGTAGTGGCGACTGCTCTGATAGAGTTGGACAACGTCTAGATACACCAAGTCGACGTCTGGAGGATCGGCCAGGAATTCCACCACGTCTGGAGTAGGGATCTCGTCGGCGTCCCCTAGAATCACCCAATCTGGATTGCTCTCTGCCAAGAGATCCCACGTCTCTTGACGCATTCTACCTTCCTCACAAATCGGTCCGTCTGGTCCTAGGTCCGGAAGGTCCTGCGTGTTTTTGTGAACCCTGGTGATCACGTTGGGATAGGCTTGGCAGATCTTGGCTGTGGGTGCTACTGGAGATCTGTCGTCGATCAAAACCACAACACGATCACAAAATCGAAGAGCGTCTAGCTTGCGAGGGAGGATCCAATCGTCGTCTCGGACGTGGAATCCTGCTGCGATCCTGGTCATATTGGTTTCTCGCTCCAGTAGTAGACACCTAACGTGTACCCGAAATAGACTTGAGCAAATGACTTGAATCCTAACTTCTCAAGCTCCTCGGGAACCCACCCCGATATGTGCTCTTGGTGTGGATTGTTCTCGATCTGTCCCTGAGGAGCGAATCCAATTGGAGACGTGAGGATCGCTGCTTTTGATCTCTTCGTCACGAGAGTGCACAAACGCTTCCCGTCCTCCTTGGTTAGATGCTCGATCAATTCAGCCGCAATGATTGCATCCCACTTGCGCTCTGTCTTTCTGAGAAATTTCAAGGCGTCACACAGAACGAGATTGTTGTAGACGTGCCCTCGATCCTCTCGGCAAGCCTGCAGAGTGGGCTCGTGAACCTCGACCCCCACAATGTGCGAGGACGGGAGGAATCCACGAATGGACTCTCCTGTGTGCCCATACTCTGTGCCGAGATCCAGAACCAAAGGCCCGTCGTCTTTGATTCCCAACAGACACAAGAGCCACTGCTGCATTGACATTCGCCATTCCTGGCGTCTGCTCGTCTTTTGACGTCCCACTAGCCATTCCTCCTGTGTTTGTTCTTCCCTTTTGGCACGGGATCTCTATTTAGCCTGCTGGATCGGATTGCTGGGACTCTCCTATGAGTCCAGCGAGACGCTTGCATGTGCTCGACCACAGGGAGGATCGCTAGGTCACACCCCTCCACGTCAAACACCCAGCAGTAGGACTCTGGCAGCTCCGTATGCGGAATCTCGAGGTGGTCTACCACTCGTCCAAGACAGACTTGGTCTGTGTCCTTCGGGTACTGTCGAACCTCCCTCTCCCACTCCTCAAGTAAATCCAAACGCCCATTAGATCCAAACCACACAGTACCGGACGCAGGCTTGCGACCGGCCCACGTGTGGTATGCAATTCCCTCGTGCAAGATTAGGAGAAGGCTAGGGAGCTGACGAAATCTACCATCTGCATCTAGCCACACAATTGGTCTGTCTGGCAACCTCTCATGGATTTGCATCAGCCACGTTGGTTTGTGATTGGTGTTCTCCCTCCAGCCACCAAGATCTGGGACCTCTTGGATCAAGTAAGGCAATTGGAACATGCGACAAGACCGAGCCAACTCGAACGCATCCCGCTGGTAGAACGCATTGGTGAAGTAGGATACAGTGATTGGCCAATCAGTGCTGTCTGGAATCCAAGACCACTCGATCTTATCTCTGCTCATGCATCCCACCCCCAAACATGAGTCCCTCGTCCAGATCTAGAGAAATGGCAAGGGTGTGTAATTCGATCGAAGCTTCACCCCTCTCGGAATCTGACGACCTCTTAGCGACCACCAGCACATGAACTACAGCACCAGGGGTGAATGGTCCTATCGCTTGGGACACTCCTGATTCGTGCCCCAAGAACACCATGGATTCGTCGTAGTCTGGAGTATCTACTCCTGCTACTGGATCAGCACCCTCCTTGACGTAGATCTCCCACGTGTCAGCTGGATAACTACCGTCCTCAGTCGAGCAGTACTTAGCCATTACCTGGACGTAGCCCAAGTCTCCGTCATAGACGGCCACGTCGTATGGATCGCTCACAGGTCCAGGGACCTCTGCAGACAGAGCATTGATAACCTTGATTGTCTCGTACACGTTGAGGGAGACAAGATTGTATGCATTCCGTTTCCGCACTACTATGTGCAGTGTCTTGGATCCCGATCCCGGAGGAGTAGGAGTCCAAGAGAACGGCAGGGAAGAGGACGTCTGCACTGGCTGACCGCTGGCGTCGAAATCAACTGTAGCGTCCTCTCCCACATACAACTCATATAGATCGTATGCGCTATCCGCTATCCTGAATCCTTGCTGATACGTCTGTGAGAATTCGACCCATGGAGGTGGCTTGCCTCCAGATCTAATGACTCCACTGCCCCCGTGATACATGCTGGGGTGTACAGTGCGACTCCCAAGGACCCTGCGGCGGAACGACGGCAGAACCGACCCCACAATAGGGAGAGCTGAAATCGGAGTCTCGGAAATCGCACTGTGCCCAAGCATGAATCAGCCTGTTGTCACTCGTTGATTCGAATCTCCAAAACAGTTTCGCCGCTGAACGTCGCAGAGAACGACGTGACGGAGCCAGTGGTGATCCCGAAGAATGCAAGAACACTCTCAATGCCAGCACGCGCGGCAGCAGCGCGTGCTTGAACCTCGGTCAACTGATCCTGCGCCCGAGTCAAGTCCCTCGCTACTCCGTCCCACATTCGGATCTTGTCTGACAACTCTTGAATGGCGTCTTGCTTATCGGCACTCAAACTGGAAACTTCTACGATCATGATTCACCTCGTCTGTACTGGTGCGATTTGAGAAGGAACGAACACACCCCAGCGGTCCGAGAATACGACCCACCCACCCTGCACTCGCAGATTGTGGATACCTTCAGCGATCTCTGTAGTCGGCATCAATTGAGGAACTGGCGTGGAAGCCGGAGCGTGGAGCGGTTTTGGATTCGCTCTATACAAAGCCCCCGCTGCCATGACAAACAGGATCACGAAACCAGCGATCATGAGAGCCGCCTGAAGATTGCTAGCTTTCCCCGATTCAGACATGATTCCTCTCTCACTCTAGTGCTGACACAGCCAAACAAGCCGTGGTGACAGTAATATTCCCGGTTCCTGCTGCGCTCCCATCAACATATGCCCGCAACGTGTCGTCAGTAGACAGCTCGACGAATATCGAAACGCTGGCCGGGTGAGACTGCGCAGCAGCCGTGTAGTATTGAATTGCCTTAGACCCCGTCAGTTCCGTGCCATTATGGAAGACTTTGAAGTCGTACTGACCGGCGTCTCCTGCTCCGTCGATATCGGCGCTCACTGACATATTCACAAGAAAACAACCGTCAGCTACACCAGTGTACGTGAGCGTGCCGTTGTCGTTCGTGAATCCACAAGACGCGTCAGAGAGAGACCACGTACCACCTACGACCGTATCTCCTCCCGAGGCGTCAATGCTGGCGCTTGCAGATATGTAAGTTTGAGCCGCAGCCCCGTAACCAGAATGTGATCCGTCTACAGACCAATGTGTGAAGTTGTCCCCACTCCCGATCGCAAACCATGTGTCACTGTCGATCGCAAGTAGGTGCACCGTGGAGCCCGTGTTGACACAGGCGATATAACCCGCCGCTGCTGTTTCAGAATCCCCCAATCTAATCGTGTCTCCCGCCGCAGCAGTAACGCGTATGCCGTCGTCGTCGTTGCAGACGAATGCGTAGATCAATCCAGCCGCCGCGCTGGGGAGCGTGTTGTAAGCTTCTGCCGTGGCTCCGGTGTTAATGATCACTTTGCTGGACTCGTCGACAAGCACATTGGGAGCGCCAACCCCAGCGGTAGACACCTCAAACCACTCGAGGCGATCAAGTACAGCGTTGCCTTCGACGTCTATACCGGTTGCGTCAATCGTCAGGCGAGTTGAAACAGTCTGAGAAGCTGTACCTGACCCGACTAGATTAGGCGTCTGAAACAAGAACTGCGAAGCAGTACCGTCTCCGGTCCCTGCCCCGCTGATCAGAGTCCAGGACCCACCTGCTTGATCCGTATTTGTGTTGTCAGCAGGCGTAACGCGCATGGTGAGCGCCCAAGGCTCCGCACCTGAACAGCCACGACCAACAACCATGTCAGTTACGTTGTTCACAGCAAACTGATAATTTGCATCAGTTTGGCAGTCTGCTCCCAGCGCGATCGCTCCGGTGTACAGCGCATCGGCAGATTCCCCGATTGCTATCGCGTCTGTCGCAGAAGCACAAGAAGTGGCCCCTAATGCCGTAGCGCCCGCTCCGGTGGTGGCTCTGGCATATCGGCCCAAGGCCACCGCACGGTTTGCGCTGGCGGTCGAAGCTTGGCCTATAGCTGTCGACTGTGAACCCGAGGCACTGGCTGTCTCTCCGTAGGACGTGGCGCCAGTATTTGACGCTGCGCTATCTTGGCCCATGCAGGTAGCCTGCTGTGCAGAGGCGTTGCTGCCCTGACCTACAGCTGTCGCGTCTTGTCCGGCAGCACTCGCAGAGTTACCTGCGGCAAACGACTCTGTGCCAGCAGCCGCAGCACTAGCCCCGAAGATTTCTGAGTTGATGCCAGCGCCGACAACACTAAGATTGGTGCCGTCGAATGTGAACGTAGACGCGTCGGTCAGGCTCGAGTCGGTGTCCGCGTAAGGGACACGCCCCGCTGTGAGCGTCGAATCAATCAAACCAGCGGTGAATGTTGCTTGACCGGTGAGAGTCGACGTGCCTCCTACGGTGAGAGTATCGCTGATCGAGGCTGACGCTATGATCGAAACGCCCTGATCAACTCCCATAGTGATTATGTCTGTCAATGATTGGAGAGTGCCACCAGATGCTTGTCTGGTGGGCACTCTCAGCACGACCATGGAAGGATCTGCATTCCCTCTCCCCTGCCCACCAGAGAGGGTGAGAGTCCCACCAGAAGTGTCAGACACACCAGACGGAGTTGCCCTACCCTCGACATAGCCCGCGCGGATTGTCTTTTCTCCAGCGAGGGCAAATGAAACCAATAGCATGGCCAGGATCACAAACAACCCAAACACTCCAAGAGATCTCTTGTCGCTAGCACTCATGGAGTCTGCTCCTGTATGTCCCCGAATTCGGAGATCACTTGCACGTCTCCAGCAGGATTCACAATGCAATTCAAAACACCCACCTCCGATACGATCGCCAGGTACTCGTCCACAGCCATACGACCACCAGACCAAAGGATCTGCTTGCCACTCGGTGGGAGAATCCGAACCTCATAGTCGTCTACTCGTGCCACCACAGCCTCAATCCCAGACTCGTCTGCGAATGTCCCTGTGATTGTCCCACCAGCCCCTATGTTGTCGTGGTAGCCTGAATCCTTAATGTCGAAATTGGCAGCGTGACTAGTCTGTGGTCTGCCTGAGACAGCCTGATCTGCAGGGATCGTGACGAATACACGTTTAGCTCCCGATCCCCAATTCACCGCAGCGTCCCCATTCGACGACGCTAGGATCGTGTCTCTCGAGAGAGTGTCAGGGGTCGCGTCTGTGACGGTACCGATTCCCACCTCCCAATCAGTGCCGTCCTCCACACAGTAGTAGCATGGATTGCCGTCACCAATCCCAGCTACAAATCCCTGGAATCCAGTTACCGCTCCGTCCAAATCATAGGTGCCTGTTCCTGTGGTGGTGCTTGTCTCCTTGACACGATCAGCAACTAGACTCATGGGCTATTCCTCGAATACAAATCGAGCCTTTGCGTTGACGTCGACCGCAGCCGTGGTCACCAACCCCAATCGGTCCCCACCATTTATCACGATCTCTCCACCATAGGGAGCCTGCCAGGTATACCCTCCCTGAGGGTGGACTTGTTCACCCATGATCTCTGTAGTTCCCGTCGGCTCTGCGGTAGCTGTGTGTTGTGCTGTGGTTTGCAGGGTCTCGTCGTCCCCCTGATTCAGCTTTTGCGGGGTCAGGGAGGACATAGTTCCAGCGTCAGATTGGATCAACAGCTGCACAAGAATCGGCTCTGCAGTGTTATCTACCCCGTCGAATGAGACCGAGAACTCCTTCACCAACACTCTATGATTGGAGGCAGCCACAAGCTGCAGAATGGTCTTCTTTGCGGTCCCAGTCGCCACCTCTGCTGTTTGCGCAACGGCTCGTATTCCTGCCATAGGTCACGCTCCTTTGTATTTCATGGCCAGTTGGAAATCCTCTCTCCGATTCATAGTCCCAGCGGCGGGAAAGACTCTGCGAATCCAGAGACCCATGTAACCACCCGGGTGGATCACAGGAATCGTCAGAGCGGATCCCTCATTGACTGGGGTCGAGAAGCTGACAGCAGTAGGAGCTGTCGTCTCGTTTGGGATTGATTGGATTGCACCACCAGAAGGAGTCTCAAGACCCAAAGAGAACGTAGCCTGAGCACCACCCACAGCAGGCATCCAGAGCCGAATGTCCAACACACCATAGTCTCCCTGCGCATAGAACATGAGAGCGCGGTAGGTCGTGACTCCTGCCACCCTCTGCGCATTAGAGACATTGGACATAGCCAATACACCGTTGAGAGCCTCGAGTAACTCTAGATCAGAATCACCGTAGTGGACCAATCCAGCCTCACGGTACACCCGGACCGCTTTATTAATATCTGATCCTACTACGATCTTGGACTCGCCCTCCGCAATCGTGACAGGGGTACCTGCAGATCCACTAGGCTCTGTGAACACTAGATCGTCACTGGAATCGACGGCCAGTGCAGCATCTCCCTCGCCGCACGCTGGGAACACGTTGTCTATTCTGATCGACGGTACTTGATTGGAGACAATGTGACCGAGTCCACGAACCCTAGTGGACGAGACAGCTCCTCCTAGACTGGAGTCCGGATTTGCGTTGGTCGCTCCTCCTGTGAGGAGGATTCCCAAGGCATCAATCTGTCTCCCTACATCACCCACGTCTAAGCCTCGCTGATCACAACGTCCCCGCCAGATATCACAATATCGACATCTGGCGGCTCTGGATTCCTGCAGATCGTAGTGGTGAATGCCACCGGGGTCCCCTCATTCCCATAGAGGCCGACTGCAGTGATCCTGAATTGGTGCGAGCTGCCGTCCTCAAGAGGATCAGTGGCCCAGCTGTAGTACCCTCTCGCTCGCTCCATTATGTGGACTTCCTCAATCCACGATCCACTCACATACTGCTCTATCATGTAGCCAGAGGCGTCTTGGAGACCCCACCACTGTAGGAGCAGATACGGAGGGAATTCGTCATTCTCTGCCGTGTCCCCGCTCTCTATGATCTCCAGTGGAGGAGCCTCGTCAGGGTAGACAGCCCCTGTGTACTCGTACTCCTCGTCTGTCAATCCACTTTCAAGCAGCTCTCCGTCTAGCCACACAGAGTAGGGAGACGATCCAGGATCCCACGTGAAGAGCCATGTCCCTTCTGCCTGCCTCACAACGGTCGCATTGATTATACTCATGGGCCAAATGTCACTTGGTACTCAATGTTGATCGTGTCTCCTGCTGAGGCGGATATCGGATCCGCTAAAACCGCAGTAGACCAGAGCACATTGTTACTGAATTCGAATGCAGCAATCCCCTTGATATCCAATCCGCTGGTCAAGACCATGGAAGACGGAGAGTCAGAAGCAATCACACCCCCTGTAGCGGTCCCGGGATCCCACTCTGCTCGTTGCCCCTGCTCGGTCCAGCCTGCGTGACTGGAGTAAGTGTCGTTGTAGCTGATCCCTGTGTATCCGTCGTCGTCGATCAACCCAAACTCGAGATACATCTTGCCAGCATTGCTCAAGAGCTGAGAAAGAGCTGCATGCAACCCCTCACCAACAGCCGCATTCTCCAATACGTGCCTCTTTCTCTCCCCGCTCCTCTTGACGTGAGTTAGTACAAACGATCCTCTCATGCCTCTGCCACTCCGGCCGAGCCTGGGGCTAGCGCTAGATCGATACTGAAATCCATTCTGTTCAGCTTTCCAGGAATCGGGGTGTAGGGCGTATTGAGAGTGTATTCCAACAAAATCTCTCCATAGGTGTCGTTACAGATCCCTCCACCATCCATTGGCACTGATACATTGGTACTGAAGTCGATTGCAGCTTTGGCATAGCCTGGTTGGATGGAAAACACTGGGGTGGCGAATGCTGCCGAGTAAGGGGGAGATCCCCAGTACTCCGGGATCACATAGAATCCTGGGTGTGAAGACATGGTGTCGTTGACGCTGAAGCTGGTCCATGGATAGATCAAAAAGTAGCGACCCATGGCCAAGCCAGTTCCATTGAAGATCCGATTCAGCGCGTATGTACGTCCACCCATTGGGAAAGTGGCATTCGTGAGGGAGTACGTGTACTCAAGAACCCAAGTCTGTGGATAGGAGTAGTCCCATGTGTAGTGCCTCACGTAGGACGTGCCCAAGAGGCTGATCGTGGCGTCCCCATAGGACGTGAAATCTATCGTCTTTACCGCGTCCAGTACTCCGAGCGGAGATCTCAGTCCAACACCCAGTGTCGATCTCTTAGGCGTGACCACTCGCTACTCCTCAGGTACCTTGAGCCACGCTCGCGCGTCCACATTCACGTCGATCACCCGAGCAAACACTCCAGCCACGACCTCTACACTCGCATCTGAATCCATGACATAGATCACAGCCCCAGTATAGTAATCTTGGGTGATCTGTTGATCCTCCTCCTCGTCTCCTGCTGTAGCTGTCCGGTTGCTGGCGTCTGAATATGCGTAGGACACACCGTTGACCGTCTGCCCGTCAAACGGTGTCTGGCGTAGGGTCCATGGCTTGAGGACGTAGACGTCATTAGGTCCCTGAGTACCACTTGCGTCTAGAGTGCGACAGACAAGATAGTCCCCCTGTACACTTTGGATCTCCATTTGACGCAGCACAGTTGGAGGTCTCCTCTCGAAGCTTTTGGAGACCAGGACATTCCCACCGAAGTTAGCAGCTTGAATCCCTTTCCCTCCACCAACTCTCTGAATCACAGCATTGACAATCTTATTCAGATCCTCAGCTAACAGTGATTGGCGGGGACGAAAGGACGGCAGATCCACTACTAGCCTCCCTGGATTCTAGTGCCAATAACCCGCTCGAAATTGATTGCGTCGTGCTTGCGAATGTATTTGTATCCCTCGTCCTCTACCAAATCCACAGGAGGGCGACCGGTGCGCTCGTCGATAAACACTGCTGTGGGATTCCACGAGTCTGGATTGTGTTGGAACTCAAAAGTCATGAGGTATCGATTCTGCGTATCACGATCGTAGAGAGTCCACGTGACATTGGTGCACATCCATTCGTGCCGGCCCTCACCAGACCACGTGGTACTGTTTACCTTACCTATGATCGAATTGGCGATCACCCACGGCCGGAACGTGTCCTTGATTCCCTGCAGAAATATAGTCCTCTGCGGTTGGTAGTACTGAATCTCTCCTCCCTGTGTCTTTGTTTCGCCTGGCCAATCTGGATCTGTCGCAGGGTACGTGTGCTCCACAGTGATCGGTACATCGTCCCCGTCTAAATTGGACGTGACCTGTTGCACGTTCGCAGAAATCCGACCAGTGGACAACCCACCCAGAGGTGTGTCTAGATCTTGGCCCTCGTTCATGAAATGCTCGTAGACCAGATCTACGTCCACCACCCCCTTATTAACGAGCTTTGGGTTTCTCTCGGTCAGGATCAGATTGGGAGCACCCGTCAGAGTAGATCCTGCTGCCGGGATCCCTGAAACGTCCAAGGCTGTCATGAGCGTTTCGTACGTCGTGTCTGTTAGATCAACAACACGACTCCGCATCACAAGACGAACAATAGCTCCGTGTCTCTCCTGAGCCTCTAGCAGATCCGTCCTCTGAATCTTTGCACTAGCTGCCATAGCCTACCCCAACACAGCCACACTCTGTTTGTTCTTCACAACGTCGATTAGCGTATCCATTCTGTCCTCGACCCCCTTAGCCTCGACCTCTTGCTTGGGAGGCTTGGTACTCAAACCCCCAGGACCAGATAGCCCAAATCGACGGAGGCTGATTTGCTCAAATTCTTGGGGTCTGCCAGACGTCCCGGCCCCCAGCATGGGAATGGAGGGCATTCCAAATCCAGGTATCTCTGGCATTCCAAACCCCATAGGAGCTGCAGCCCCAGGAATCTCTGGTAGTTTGACCTCTGGTATTGTGAGTTCAGTTGCCTTCTTCTTCTTCTGGGTCTTGAGGAATTCCCGCTCGTCTGCCGCGTAAGACTCTGCAATCGCCTGGTTATACTGCTGCTGGAGATTTGCATTCTCCCTGTACAGGCTCCCGATCCTCCCAATGAATTTGAGAGTCCGAGCCTCCCTATTCTTCAAACTCTCATCTATACCCTTCTGTGCGCTCTCAGCAATCTCGTCGAACCCAAACGCGTATGTGATCTTCTGGAGAACCTTCATCACGCCACGATACAACCACCCCATGGCATTCATTGCGTGGTATGCGATAGCCTCCCACCCAGCCGTCGTGTGGATTCGCATCCACTCAAATCCCTTGAAGATCTCCAACCAAGCGACCTTGACCCTAGTGGAAATCTTATCGCCACCAATTCGGAAGTTGTTAACCAACTCAATCAAACCTAGATTCCCGCTGTCCGTCATTCTAAGAATGACATCAGTCAGTAGTGCTATAGCACCCACAGTGACCGCAATAGCCCCAGTCCATGCAATCGTCTTCAGGTACAGCAACCCAAACAACTTGACGGCTCCACTCAGCACCATGAGCACTGGTCCAATCAGCGCAAAGAATGCAGCCAATGCGATTATCATCTCCTGAGTACTGGAGGATAACCCAAACCACCACAATGTGGCTTCCTGCACCAGCTTGCCCATTTTCAGGACATAAGGAGCTAGGATCTTGCCGATACTCATCCCTACCAACACCACGTTATTCCAAACCTGTACCATTTGAGCATTGAACGAAGAGAGCTGGACCCTTGCCACTTCCTCGGTTTTGCCAGCCATTCCGAGCAACTGCTTGTGATACTCCCGAATCGCCTGAGATGTCCCCAGCAATGTGGCTAGTGCGTCAAATGATCTGTCCTGAAATCCCAGCAGAGCTTGTGCCGCTCCCTTCTGCTGATCAGTCAGACCACTAAACAGATTATCTAGATCCTCTACAATGTCTGCCACAGGGAGCATCTTCTCGTTGGCGTCAAATGCCCGAATCCCCAGAGCAGCCCAAGCCTCTGCATTATTGCGTGCAGCAGTACGCACATCTCGAAGGACAATAGCTAGCTTCTCACCTCCCTGCTCAGCTTTGTACGATCGATCGGCAAACACCCCAAGGACCGCTAACCCTTCTTCCAGACTCTTGCCTAGATACTTCAGAGCTGGACCACTCTTCGTGACGATTGCCTTAGAGAACTGCTCAACACTCGCATTGGCTGTCGATGCGATCCCAACTAGCTGGTCGGACACATAGCGCATGTTTTTGAGATTCTCAGCAGGATTCTTGGAAGCCAAACCCAAAGTAGATTGTGCATCAGTCAATAGATCAGTGGCCTTGGCCATATCGAACGCACCAGCTATCGAAAACTTCTCCACAGCCGCTAACGCTGCTATCGCTTGCTCCGCATCCATTCCAGCAGACGCCAAGAAGTAATAGGCCTCCGCTAATTCCTTGGCAGAAGTGGTTGTCTTGCTTGAGATCTCCTTGGCTGTATCCTCCATCTTCTTTCGCATTTCGTCGGACACACCACCCATAATTGCTACTGACTTCGTCATGGCGTCGTCGAAATCGGAAAAAGCCTTAACAGAGGCTCCACCAATCCCAACCAAAGGCAAGGTAACCTTGGTGAACAACTTCTTACCCACAGATTCCATCTTCTTACTTGCGGCAAGCATCTTCCTTTCGGCGCCGTCCATCATCTTGTTGAATGCGGACGCGTCGCCAAGCAAGCGGACGTAGAGATCTCCTATCGAGAGCTTGAACATGATCAGTCCTTCCCGCTCATGCCAAGAGTCGCCAACCAGAAGCTCTTGCTACGAGCCATACGATCATCAGGAGACAAATCGTCTACTCGTAGATTGGGATCCTTATTCTCAAATTTGAGAATCAGATCGTCTATCTTAACCTTGCCTGGATCCTTCACGTGTCCTCTGCGCACCTCTGCTGCAATCTGCGCTAGATAGTAATTCTCTCGGTGGAATGAATTCACCTCGAGATCCAAGAAGTGAATCCACTCCACAAATTCCGAGGAGGTGGTCTTGGCCTGAACCTCTTGCAACGGCAGTCCCAAGTGAGAGGCGAGACGGAACCATTGTCCCCTCTCGCCCCTTAGTCGTTTCCCGCGAGGTCCACAGCCTCTTGATTGAGGGCGTTAATCTCTTGGGCCTTTTCGAAGATCCTAGTCTGAGTGCTTGCTGGCCATTCCTCAATGGAGCTTCGCTTGATCCGATTCCCCTGATCGTCGTATAGACACAGAGAGAGGAGACCAGACTGCAGACCATCAAAGCTCTTTAAGCCGATTGGCTGACCGCTGGCGTCGAATCGCATTCTCCCAGACAGCGAGGAGAGATACTTGTCTCGATCCTTTCCGGTTAGCTCTCGCAGAACCAAATGCAAGCGTTCACTAGCTCCCTCCAATACAATCGGTAGCTCTTTACGATCCAGATCAAATCTCAGTTCTTCCATGCGTGTCCTTCCCTTCCCCTATAGCAACCCTGGGGTGGGGAGGGGATCCCCCACCCCAGGGATTCCTGATTAAGCAGAGTAGGACGGCGCAGTCTCTACTCCACTCCCATTCTGGTTGCTGGGCACGATTGTGACCTCAGCCGTTGGTTGCTCTCCTTCCACGATCCGATTCGGAGTGAACTCGTCGATCCAACCCCAGAAGACCAACGTGGAGCTGTCCGGGAATGTTACCGTGATCTGCTGATTGACATTGCACATGGTGACGATTTCGTCGTACACGGCTGGATCGTAAGCAGCCACCAAACTACTAGGCGTGAGTGTCTTCAGCTGCTTAGGAGACATGGTACGCCATGCTGTGTTTTGCATGGTGGTCGTGTCGTTTGCTCCTCCACCAGAGACACCCGGAGGAGAGACCTCCTTCTCCCAAAGTTGCACATCCGAATCTTCGTCGAACGTGATCAGGGTTGCGAATCCGTCGTCCATCCTCGCCATTGCTATTCCTCCCTCAAGGAGACCAAAAGATTGGCAGTGAATAGGAACCTGCGCCTGGTCCCAGGCTCCACACCCAGGGGAATAGCAGGTCCAGTCTGACTTGTGTTGAACACCGTATACGTTGAGGAATCAATCACAACTGATTCGTTGTTCAGTCCCTCCAAAGAATCCAATGCGTCCTGCAACTGCAGCCACGCTGCGTCGTAGTCGTCTCCTCTCACCCGAATCTGAATCCCATGGTGGAGGATATTGACCCCCGTCATTAACCGCCCGTCGTCTACTCCTGTGGTGGTGTAGATCGTTCCGCATTCGTCTGGACTGTTTGGCTCGTGAGCTATGAAGAGTGGCCAGCTCGAATCAGCACTGGGATCCGTAAAGACTCCTTCAGCAATCAGGAAGTCAGCAATGATTGCAGCTGGAGAATGGGTGATCACAACCTCTCCGCCTCTTTCCTCACGATCTGAATCAACCTTCGCTTGCCTTCTCTAGCAGGAGTCTCGAGGAATTTGGATTGTCCTCTGCCCGGAGGATCCCAGAAGTTGCCTCTATCCACTCCTCTCCTACGTGGTCTGGGCTCTCCCTTGTTCTTCTCTTCTATGTTCTCGTGAACATAGATTGCGTAGCTGGCTGTGTACCCCACAATCACGTCGAATTTCACTCCGCTGCCGATCTTCCGAGTGAATGCAGACGCTTTGAGATTTCCAGTGTCCACGGGAACAATCCGCTGACTCTCCCGCTGAATGTACAAACCAGCTTTGACCACTCCTCTCTCAAGAGCCTTGCGAATTCGCGAATCCGCCTTACACAAATTCCGCTGAATGTCCCTCACCCCGTCAATCTTCACCAGGGAGGCCATTAGAGAATCGCCTCCCTAAGGTACTTGGTGCCTCTCAGACTGGGTGTCTTGGCCGTCTGCCTGATCTCCCAGGCCCCCACATTGGCGTGGGGGTCTGCTTGATCGATCGAAGATCCCAAAGTCCCCAGGAGAATCATTCCAGTGACCTCTAGATCCCTGTCCACAATCAGCTGGGCTCTTGACAGCTCCCTAGATCCAGTGGCTGTTATGAATTCCTCTGCCACGTCGTCCCACCTGCACGAGATCTCCTCTGGAGTCTCGTACGTGGGCTGTCCATTAGCGTCGTGGGATCCTGTGGGAGCCCAGTAGACTGCTGTCTGACGCATAGTCTTGACAGCGATTCCTATGTTGTCAGTCGCGGCCGCCATGGCTACTCTCTAGGATTCGACGGACTATTAGCTCCACCTCCTCTGTCATTTCCTCCCTACGCTGTCTCCTACAATTGGCCACTCCCTCAGTAACCGCCTGCTTGACAATCAAACACAGCGTGTTATCCCTCTCGATCATTACCTCTTTCAGGAGTACTCGAATGTCCTCCTTCCTGACCTGCTCCTCCTCCAAGTCTGAGAGCCTCCCCTCCAAAGTCGCAAGCTTCTGCTCTTGGATCGCTGATCTCTCACGATTCCCCAGGGTCACTTTTACGATCCATGCGACCAGTCCAACCAAGACCGCAAGTACGCTGCGAAACCCAATCTTCCACAGTTCGTCTACCGTCATGAACTACTCTTAATCAGTGTCATCGTTGCCCTCACTGTCTCCAGTACCAAGCCACGTGACCCCAACCGTTCGGCCCCCTCCTTGAGCCACCTTCGCGTTCAGTGCCGCTAAATTGCCGTCTGTGTCGATCAGCATTGCCTGCTGGCCATAGACAGTCACGGCTAGATTCAAATCCACCTTGTGCTGATAAGACGCGCCTACTTTGCCTGCACGCTCGCTAGCCGTGCGTAGATCCCGGACCGCGTAGAAGTGGGCTGACAACCAACGCTCAATCAGCTCTAGCCTGGCGTCTGTGTAGCTCGAATCGGAGCACAGCTCAGTGACCAAAGCGTTCGCCACCTCTATGAATGGTGTCAGAGAGATCGTGGAATCGACCTCTATGATTCCCTCGACAGCTGTGCTAGTGGTCCTCGCCATTGCCCTCTTCCCTCTTGCCTGTCCCGCGCAATCTTTGGATCTCTCTCTTCAGCGCTTCCCAATGGTCCGGGTGCATCATGATCCAACCACCCACGTCTTGATCGAACACCTTGGACTCTCCGTCACCAGCTAGTACACGAGCCCTGACCTCCGTATTCTCTAGACACTCTATTGCCGTCCCACTCCTGACAATCACAGCTCGCTCCTCCACAGTTGGCCCCAGAGTGAATCCAGAGCAGCCAACAAGGAGGCTACAAACCAAGATCGGCCAAACGCTCAACGTCAGTCTGTCCACCAGTGACCTCAATATGTGGCTCTGGGTGCTCTACAGTCCTCTTCTGCAACTTGTCCGTGCCGAAGAACACCTTCAGTACAGCGACAAGAGCCAAGACAATGGGAGAGATCCAACCCACTACCGCTCCTTCCTCTCCACCACGTTGTGAGCTGCATTGATTGCTTCCTTCACTGCCTTCTGCCTGCCTCCAAGGTGGGATTGGACCTTGAGGACGAATTTCAGAGCGGCGTCTGCCCTGGCTGCTGCCTTGTTCTCGGTGTCGTCTGGTATCGCTCTCTCTGCGTGCTTGACTGCGTCTACCAGTAGACCCTTGTGCTCGTCGTAGATCTTTTGCCAAGTGGGTTTCTGCCTGAACACCATCCCCAGAATCCAGACCAAAACAGATCCAACAATCGTGAGACCTACTGGACTGTTTACAAATAACCACACCAAGGATCCAATGCTCTGTTGCTCTTCCATGATTAGTCCTCCCCAATTGGAGTGCTTCCCAGAGTGATCTTGGGAAACACGTCTAGCTTGCTGCTTCCGTCTGTGACGTTGTAGATCTCTCGACCCGGAAACACACGTCGAATCGAATCTGCAACACGCGGGAATCCGCGCAGGAATCTTGGGTATGCTTCTGCTCTAGCCGGCTCGCACCGACAATCATGCCAATTAGCCCTCCCCGGATCCCTGCCAGTCTTCTCGTCTTTGGGACCAAGCTGCATATCGAATCCGAGCAGGAAAACACGCCGTGCTCCTAGTATCAGAGCTAGATTCAACGCAGCCGCTCCAACGTTATCGGCCCAACACAGCTTGTCTCTGGAGACCTCTCCACCATTACGATCCATGGAGAGTACCCAAGGGATCTCGGATACAGCCTGGCTGCTGGAGGGGGGAAGAATGCTCACGACCAGACCCCCGTATTCCTGGAGACAGTCGCGTCCAATCTTCTCCCACCAAATGAAATCGCCGAAGATCACAATCTTGCAAACATGCGAGCCTAGCAGAAACGCAGAATTGCAGCCGATCGTGTTCTGTCCTCTGAGTAATCCCCAATCAAATCCACGTAAGGAAGGACCACCACCAATGACATAGCAGTCCTCCCCTTCCCAGATCGGATCAGGAGTCCAAAACGTAGGGAGCTTACCCCTCAAGGTACTCCCTTATGAATGCGTCCACATGAGCCTTCTTGATCCCCTTCTCGTTCAGCGGAGAATCAGAATGCTCGTCCTCGAAAACGTGGTACCAACCACCTCTCCTGTACACGCAAAAACACTCCTCTACAGCCAGAGGAAAACTCGCCGTGCAGAGAGTCCCCTTCCCCTTCACAGTCTTGGATTCTTTCTTCTCGGGCTCTGGTTTGATCTTCTCGGGCTCTGGTTTGACCGGAGTAGTGGTCACGAACACCGGATCAGGATTCGGATCAGGTATCAAATCTACCCTGGCGAATCTGTTCTTGCCGAACATCTTCTCCAGATCCATACCGGTCAGAATAATGTCACCCGTCTTGTAGGTCTTACCGTACTGACTATGCTTTGGGCCCAACACCTTGAATTTCACACGTGTCCTTCCCTCTCCCCATACAAGACACCCCAGGGTTGAGTGGGGAGGTCTCAACCCTGGGGATCCTTGTCTAGCCTACGCAGTGCTCCCGTAAACAATCCCAGTGTTGCCGTTGATATCAGCTCGCAGGTGAGGCACCAGAATGCCCATCACCTTAAAATTGAGCTGCATTCCACCCTTGGACTCCCACTGGACGGTCTGGATCTCCATACCAATCAGCATGCGCGCGACGTCTGAGGTCATCTGCACGAGGATCAAGGTGTAGCCAGTCCCCTGGTAATCCAGAGTCCTGCAAACCTCGATTTCCTCCACATTCTGGATCCGTTGGCGCAAGGTCACTCCTGGATACTGAGTGGAGTAATCTGCATCCATGTACACATCCCACGCAGGACTCGCGTACAGCACGAACGGACCGTAGTGATACGCGTCGTAAGCGTCCTGCCTCATTTGCAGGACCTCGGTCAGGGTCGTGGCAGCCGACCAGCCAGATGCCGTCGGAGACGTAATCGTCCGGGTCAAAGCACTGGCGAAATTCTTGTAGCCGTAGATCGTACCTCCGCCAAAGGTGTACGTGCTGAGAGCACCGATCAACAGCTTCTCCGCACTTTCTGCCACCTTCCGACCAGCCAACTCCGCTCCCGTCGTATCCAAAGGACTGCCACCGTTGCGCGAGGCCATGACCTGTCGCGCCGACAATTGGAAGTCCTTGTGGATGATCGGAAGAGGAATACTCGACAGATCGAATTGAGGCTGATCCGACTTCGATTCTCGCATGCCGTCCATGCTGATTGCCGCGTCGGAAATGTCGCCCATCTTCTCGTGATCAAGAGTTATCCTCCCCATACCATTGGGGATTGTGTACTCGAGACCACGGGATCGAAGATCGCTCACAGCCTTCAATCGAGGTTGCGCAGCCTTGATCACAGACCGATCGATCTGAATCCAGTCGTCCCTTCTGAGGCTCGCAGTAGCATTCAGTACCGGAACTGCAATCCCGTTGCGCGTCACGTACGTCCTACCGTCCTGTGCCTCAAATGGCCGGAGGACTCCAGGGTCCATGCCGTTCCGAATCAACGTCGAGGCGACGTCACCCATTCCCTGTCCGTTCAGAATGTAATCCATGGTTCTGCTCCCTTCCTACAGGACTCGAACGTCCATTAGCGTGTTGGACGAGCCCGAAGCAGACAGGTCCAAGGTCTCCAAAGCAATGGCAGTCTTCTGAACTGGACTGCCCGTATCACCTATCAAGGTCCCGTCCCCGCCACTGATCAGAGTGTCACCCTTGGTGACACTCTCGCCAGCTTTGAGCAAAGCCTGGACTCGTGCACCAGGCTGCACAATGTTGTACTGGACCAGGGCTCCATTCGCGTAATCGTCCGTTATCTCATTGCCCTGGAGGCTGTCCTCCACCGCAAACGCCCGTTCATGCTCTCCACCCTGCGTGGCATGAGCCTTCACGGTGTCTGCCGTGGCACTGGTCAGCTCCAAGAGCATTCCCGGAGAGACGGTCCCGGAAGCTAGAGCCTCCTCCCGAATGTAATCGCCACTCAGTTGAATCTGATTGTCAGCCACAGCTTGCCTCCTTTCCTACTTGGCAGCCGTTTCAAAGTTCATGACCGGAGGATTCAGAGGCTCGATCTTAGTGTCGCCCCGATTCCCCATGAGAGCGTCTGCCAGTCCCGCGAACGAAGGAACAGACAGGCTCTCCTCCTGTTCCTGCTTACCGCGAGCCAGATTGGCCACTGCCTGGAGAGTCTCCAGATTCATGCCCTCAAGCTGCTCCGACGTGAACGTGTTCTTCTCGTTCGCGCTGATCACAGCAGACAGACGAATCCTCTCTGCCTCGTGAGCCCTGAGGCCAGACGCCAGCATGTCCCGAATTCCGTCTGGCGCATTGGCAATGTAGTCCGCCACCGTGAGACTCTTATTCACTGATTCCTCCTTCGGTCTCTTGTTGGCTACTGGATCCTCCTTGGGCAGATCCTCGTCCTTGGTCTTAGGTTCCTCGTTCACGGTCGGATCCTTCTTGGGGCCGATCTTCTTCAGCTGATCCTCTTCCAGAGACATGAGGAAGGGTCGATCCGACTCCTCCCATGCCCCATTCAAGATCAGATCGCCCACAAACAACTCCTTGTCCATGCCTGATCTCTCCTCCACATTGCCTATGTACTGACCGTCCACCGAACGGTACTCAGTCACCCTCACCACCTCCACCGGGTCCCCCTCCAATAGAGAGACCCCCGTGTCGGTGGACGAATACCCACGCTTGTATAGTTTGTTGCTTGAGCAGTAGACCACGAAGTCAGAGAAAACCGCGTCAATCCACCAATCATTGTGATTCAGCTCGTCCTGCAAAACCCTGCAGAGGTCCGCCCTGATCGTGTCGTGTGATTGCTCATTGCGGAGCAGCCCACCACCCTTAGCGATCGAGCACGCCCCCACCAAGTCAGGGAGGATTGCCAAGTGGTCTGGTCGATAGTTTCGGGCTATCGCTACATACTTCTCACCATTCCAATCCCCCTCTGTGGACTCCACGTCTGTGTAGAGACCCGTAGATAGCTCGATCATTTCTCCGTTTCGGAGAGCCTCCAAAACCCTATCGTCTACCTTCTCCAGGCGATCCTCTTCAAGCCATGCTTCTGCTTTGAGCTTCCCTCCTTCGTACTTGGCTCCCATGATCATTCCTACGCCCTGAGCCTCGAGGACGTCAGGAGAGCACGCAGAAATCCCCACCCCATTGTCTTGGGGGTGGTAGACCACTACAGGTTTGTGATTCCAAATCTCTGGAGTCTTGGAGAGGTCCTCTCCAAGATAGAGCAGAGGGCCATTCGATCCTGCATGGACTCCCTCTACCAGCATGACCATAGGCACGACCAAGTACTGATTGCCTTGGAGCTTCCTGTAGCTGATCTTGGCTCCCTGCAAATTTAGAGTGACCACGCAGAATTGATTAGTTGTGGCCTTCTTCTTTTGTTCCTCGAGGATCTTCTCTGCCTTCGCTGTGGTCTTGTCCTTCACGGCCTGAGACAGACTCGACTGAGGAATCCTGGCTAGTGCATTCCTGAGGTGCGGGAGGTCCACCTCTCCATTCTGATCCTTGTAGGGGAAGTGACGTAGGGTCCTGGGAGTGGTCTTACCTTCCTCGTCCTTCTTGCCACCAGACTCGACATGGAGAAAGGCAGAATCCGGCAGATCATTGACGTACTTGGTGGACCAGACTGCGTTCTCCGTTTGATCCTCATTTGTAACTAGTAATGCTGCCTGTCTTCCCATTCCTCCCCCCAAAAAGAAAAGAGGGCCCGAAAACCGAGCCCTCTTGTGAGGTACCTACCAGATATTCGATACGTCAATCTTCTACTATACCCGAGACCTCCCACTCCGTGCAAGATTCCCCTTGCCCACTCTGTCGGACGGGGGCATTATTGACTCCTCTTTGACCACCCTTCGAATCATGCCGTCCTCTACTTTCAGAATCAGAGAACCATACCACCGCTTTACTTGCACAGTGGCCAACATGCTCTCAATCCAGATCATTTGAGCCTTCTGTTTCCTGCCTCGATCGTACTCATTCACAGGCTCCTCCCCTTCCTGCCCCTACCAATACCATGTTTGATCATGAATTTGTCTCGCTTGAGTTCTTGGAATGCTGGAGATCCTTTCTGGACTACCTCGACTCGCAAGCTGTCCTCCTCTGGTAGTTGCTGCGTGACCATGTGGAGGACGTTGCCCAGGAACATTAGCTGATCCCCCATGTTCTTGTACTGCTCGCACAGATTTACAAAACCGATATGCAGAGCCTCTATAGGCTTCAGCTCTTCGTTGTCTCCCTCCAACACCTTCAAATCTTCCTTCGTCTCTCCCACAATCAGTCCTCCCCTATAACAGATTCTTGCCAGCCCATGTGGACTTGGCTATTGCTTGTTTCAGAGATCCCTTCTTGCGTTCGGCTCTGATCGATCCCTTCACAGCTGCCAGCAAATTCTTCTTGCGGTCCTTGGCTCGTGCCACTGTAGAGGGTATCCATGTGCAACGGCATCTTGGGTGGATTGGAATCATTCCTCTAGCTTCCTCGATAGTGAGAAGCTGACCCTCCATTGCCCCGCACCGCTCACACACTCTGTCGTCTCCTGCTGTACTCCACTCTGCCAAAACCCCCACCTCCTCTACTCCAAGATCCTGGAACGAATCTAATTGCCCTTCCGCGTGTGCCGCTATGATCTCCGTTTGCGCAATCAGCTCCGCTCTCGTCCTGGTCAGATTGCCAATCCGCTCTGTCATGCCCTTAGCAATCGTCATGGGATTCAGACCGTGAGCCAAACCAGACGCCAGCTCTCTCGAGAGCTGCTGGCCCATAGTAGATCCAACACCACGTAGATCCTCAAACGCTCTGGTAGCCAGCAACTCAATCTTGGAGAGCCGTTCTGGCTGCGCGAAAGCAGATCGCAGAAATTCCTCCTTGGTGCCCGCGTAGAAATCTGCGCCCTCCGACAGAGCCTCCTTCCGCACGTCCTCAAATGCTCGGACTACTCCCTTCCGGTATGCGCTGTCGATATAGGAAGCGGTCCATGGCTTGCCTGTGTGGTCTACCGTGAGGATCTTCCGGTCTACTTGTTCCTGCAGCCAATCCCTAAAAGCCTGGACCTTCTGTGGGTCGGTCCTGAATCTCCAAACCCCAGGAGACACCGCCTGGAGAAAGGACACAGGACCACTCAACCCGAACACGTCAAGATCTACAACCAGCTCTCTAACGCTCTTAGCGATCGACTTGAATCGACGTCGCATGTCAGCCACAAATTGACGACGCAGCATTGTGGTCCTGGTCGGATCAGATCGCAGTGGCATTACTCGTCTTCCTCGAGACCAGACATGTATCGCCAAATCCGCCTGGAAGCTTCCCCAACACTCTCACACCCAGACAGACGCACGTCAGGGTACTGTGGTGGCTCGTAGACATTCTCTATTGCGTATGGAGGATTCTCGTAGACGCTTGGCTTCCGCCTCTTGCACTCCTCGAGAGGCGTTGCGAGGTGGACCATGATCAATCCGATTGGTCCTATGATCTCACTGGCTGTCCTCCTGGCTGCAGCGTCCGGTGAGACCAGAGACACTACAGGGATCTCCCCCTGTCTAGCTAGGATCTTGGCCAAATGCGCAGCTCTGAGAGCTTGAGCAAATCTATCCGTCGCAGAGAATCCAAGATTCCCCCAACACTCTCGCAATTCGTCCCCGTCCAGAATCACAATGCGATAGACGTCCAAAGACAAACGTTTCGCTAAGGTCGTCTTGCCAGACCCCGGATAGCCTGTGATCCAAATGACACTCACACCTTCCTCCTCACAATCAGCAAACGATTGCTGGCTGTACTCCTGGACAGCGTGTACCCCCAATCAGAAAGACACCCAACGTCATTCAGCCTAAGCTGATTGAACTCTGCTAGTCCCTTGTAGAATCCGACGGACCTCCTGACGAATGGCAATCCATTCCACGACGCCTCCGGGATCACAGTGTTGACGTTCAGCCAGGCGATTCCGTCCTTCGTCAGCAGCTCCGGAAGAGCCATAAAAAGCAGAGTCACCAAATCATTGGTGAGGTGGTAGACGACACAGGAGAGCAGAATCATGTCGAATTGCATGCCCAAAGACAGACCGAAATCCTTGCGACCAACAGCAAAACACCTCGAGTCTCCAGCTCTGGCTATCGCCTCCGCGTCAACGTCCACCCCTCTGTATCCTTCTCCAATCAGATCCGCTATGGCTCTGGTGGACCTCAGATCCCTACACCCAATATCCAGGACTGTCTCGGGTTTGGTGTGTCGAATCAGATCTAACCAAACTCCCTCTACCCCTGACATTACTCCTCCTCGTCTTCTGCGTCGTCCTCCCCAAACGCGTAGGCTTTGGCAGCCTTCATGATTTGCTTTACCTCCTCAACGTCCCTGCCCATGATCATAGACAGGAATTCGGCAGGAGGAACCACCTGATCGACCCCGGCTTGAATGTACGTGGCAAGAGTCTTGGCCGTCCTCTCAGCTACGATTGCCCACTCCTCGTCGGACAGAGTGTTGAGATCAGGCCATACAACCTCGTAAGCGTCTGGTCCGTCTGCTGGCTCTGGCAGTACTCCTATATAGATCAGACGCTCCACCAGTGGGCTGATCAACATGGGCGTGAGATACTTGGTCTGTCTCCTCCACAGTCTACGATTCCACGTCCTCACGTCCTGAGAGGAGGCCAGCTTTGCCTGCTCCGACCCGAATAGGATTCTCTTAGGAATCCCGAGCGTGATCGCAATATTCTCTAGCTGTGCCTCTATGTGGTTGCTTGGATCCGCTACTTGAGGAGCTAGACTCTTGGCGGATACACCCTGGACAGCGAAGTACCTTTGCAATCCATTCGCCCAATTGGCTAGCTCGTCTCTCAGGGTGTCTGTGTCCAAAGTCGGATCCACAATGTCTGGATTCACCTCGAATGAGTAGCCAGGGAATGCTCCCTTCCAAAACATTTCACCGGACCCGCTCAGGATCTTCCGAATGTCGTAGATCCGATTGTAGACCACCTGCATTCGAGGAGTGCCGTAGATCTCTGACGTCTGTCTGTTGTCCGCTACATGGATCACTCTGGACCAGTGGACCCTCCGGGTAATGTGGGTCGCTGATCCTCCTCCCTCCTCCATATCGCGGAAGGTGAGAGTGTACTGGGTAGGTTGTCCGAATCTTGGGTTGCGTTCGTCTACCTCCCGTCTGTCCACTGTGGCCACCGATTCGTCGAAGGCCCGAACGTAGAGCACCTGCAGCCCCTCTGGGCCCTCTACCTTCTCTCCACGCTCGTTGATTCCTGCAACAGGCTCCGATAGATCCAATCCGTCAGAGAGCCCCAGTAGCAAGACTCCAAATCTGCCGATCCCTGACAGCTCGTCTACCCTGTGGAGATAGTGCCAGAGATTCTTTTTGCTCTGCAAGACATTCCACGCCTCTTCAAATGGCGTCTCCTCTGGATCCTCATTCTCACGCACCTCTGGATCATGAGACCAGCACTCCTCCGGCATGACAGAAACAACCCTGTGTCCAATTCCCTCCCTGTCGTATAGGTATCGAAACATGGCTGCCGTTATGTCCTTCGGATAGCCACATTCGATATCGATATCCCTTCTGGAATCGAATAACTCAGTCAGGAGAGTGGACCTCGAGATCAGTGAATTCTCGATCAAGTGTCTAGCTGTCGGATCCAGTCTGTCTATGACTGATTGGAAAGTAGGAGTGGTGTTGTTCATGGCGTCTACCTCAATGCTTCTGCTGCTGCTCGATACATTGCTGCCACCTCCGACCCGAGTAGGTCTTGAATCTCTGGATCCTCTAGACTCGTGAGGACCTCATGTGTTGACAGGAATCGTGATTCGATCCCCATGAATTTGGCGTATTCCTGCATTAGAAACACAGCTCTCTTTTGATCCATGTCTATCTCAAACACAAACCACCCACTCTCGTTCTGATCTTGGTGAGTAGATTGAATCCACCACTCGACGCGTCCACCTGATCCTTAGTGGCTGAGTGGGGGAAGTACTGCAGCTCGTCCAGATAGAATCGATTCCAAAGACCAGGAGCCATGTAGACGTTGCCTCCGTTCACTTGGCCGGCGAATGGCTCCGCTCGGAGGATCTTGTCCCCTGTCGGTCGATCAGCCTTGACACGGAATCCCGCTAGATTCTGGATAGTGAGTGTCATTGAATCCTTGCCACCAGATCCGGGCTCCTGCTCTACCCCTATCTCAACGTCTGCCCCGTCTGCTTGTGCTGTCTGTAGGATCTTGGCTTCCCTGGCGTGGACCTCCCACTGTCCTCTCACCACGTCCAGGATCCAATACCTCCCCGTCATGTCCAATCCAATCAGAGCACCAACTGTATATGCCCCAGTGTCCTTAGATCCAGCTTTGTCCCAGTACCTAATCCTCCTCTTGAATCGAACTGGAGGATCGACGATCTCAATCTTCTCGGTGGAGAACATGCCTCCACCACGGGGTACCGGGGTCTGCAGCATTTGCCCAGCGTAAGCAAATGGCCCCATGTTGATTTCCATTTGCTTGAGGACCTCTCGAGGGAGTCTGGCTGGATCCAGCAAACCGTCTTGGTAGTGACTAAGGTAATCCTGTGGTCTGACGTCCTCCTCTCTCCCCTCCAGGATCTCAGCTGGCAGATTGATATGCCAAACGTCTCCCCCTCCTGTCTTGCCTCGCTTGAGCATTTCTGCAGCTGGATCTGATTGGTGGAGTCGTTGCATTACCAGGATCGTAACTGTGATCGCCTTGTCAATCTTCCTGGTGGCTAGCGTCTCAGTTGTGAATCTATTTGCTGTGTCGAGTACCGGCTTTGAAATCACCCCGTGAGGGTCTATAGGATCGTCGATAATCAAAAAGTGCCCATGGAATCCGGTCACAGTTCCATTGGTGCCCACTGCGTACCTAGATCCGCCATGAGCATTCGCAAAGTACCCCTTTGTATTCTGGTCCTCCCTGAGCTGGATATCCCCGAACAGCCTGATCCATTTGTCACTCTGCACCACGTCTCTGCTCTTGCGAGAGAGATCCATAGCTAGGTGATAGGAGTAGGAGGTACAGATTGTCTTGCAGGACGGCATTCGAATCCAACACCACGCGGGAAAGAAGACAGAGACAATCGACGACTTGGATGTACCAGGAGGAATGTTGACCACCAAATCATGCCTCCTCCTCTCTCCTTGGAAGACCCTCTCAGCAGCCTCCTGGAGAACGTTGCACAGAGCCTCCATATGCCAATTGTAGATTAGATTCTCCGGGATCACTGTGGGCCAAAACCTACGCACGAATTGCCATAGACTGTCTCGACAGACGCTAGATTCAAGCTCTATGGGATCATAGTGCATTAGTAGATTCGTTTGGATTTCAGGGCGGAAAACAGATCGTCCAATCCTTGGACTCTGTGGGCTTCCTTGTGGTAATCAGTCCTGTCTACGCTGTCCCTGGCTAGAGTGCGTAGTTGATTCCTCTTTTTGGCTCTAGCCCACTGATACCGAGCCCTCACCCCCTGGATACAATTAGTACAGATCTCACAGCCTCCCTGATCCCATGGTCGAATCGGTTTAATTCTCCTCCGACATATCACGCACTTATTGATCGTGGAGCCAGAATTGGGATTCTGATACTCCCTGATCTTCCGATCCGTGTGTTCGTCTTTACTCTTCTTCTTCGACACGTGAATCCAGCTCCTCTAGCAATTGCACACGCAGATTCAGGGGCAGATTGGCCACTGCTATCAGACTCTTCTGTTCAACCCGAATCGGGTGTTCTCCGCCCTCCAGAGTCACGTTCTTGCGCTCCTGGTAGCCCCTATCAGAATGCAGCCGTTCCAAGTACCACCGTGCTGTACTGGCAGCTACACGAAAATCTAGCCTCTGGGAGATCATTTCGTCGATCGTGAACTCAGCAACGTCTGCTAGTCTCTCCTTCTCCTCGTGGATAGCCTCTCTGACGTCTTCCCAGGCTGGTCTCCTTAGTGCCCTATGGAGAGATTTGTACGTGGTCCCCAGCTTGTGTGCCATGGTGGAGATCCTGCCCCCTGATCCTGGAATGGCCTTCATTACCCTCGGTTTGGATAGTGATACCTTGGGCTTCCTTACCTTCTTGATTGCGTACTTATTCCTCTTGATATTGTGATTCCTACTGGTCCTTTGCTTGGCCACTAAATCCAATCCTCCTTGGGGCTTTTTAGGGGTACCCTGGTACAGGGTACCCCTAGCTTCCTGAGCTTTCTAGGATTGGTGATCCTCCCTGGGAGTTGTTGACTGCTCGCCAATCACAATAATCACAATCCTCCATGACCTCATGATCACCCTCTAGGACCTTGACAGACACAATAGCATTGGGGTGCGTTGCGCACTGGACGAGGAATTCCGTGACCAATTCCTCCGCATTCTTAGCTTTTTCCTTCTCACCCTTCGATAGATTCCCGGCCCCGTAATCACGAACGAGTTGCACGCATTTGACTAGAGCTGGCACTATGTCTTTTGCCCTCTGTTGACGCCATGACATGACTAGCCAGAACATTGGATCTAGCTCCACTGGATCGTGTGTCTTCATGCCAAAGATAGGGATCAATTGACCAGACTCCGTGTCCATATCCAAAATAATCTTCATGGGGATTTCCTTTCTCTCTCAAAAACGCAGTTGACCTGTCGTGTTTGTTTTGTATTATGCTCCCTCTGAACTCTGGACCTGGAGAATACACAATGGCTAGGACAAGTAGAGACGGGAGGCTGAAGAGAGGTGTACTCCCTCTGGGGACCCCAAGGACTAGAGGGGACAGTCTTGCGCGCTACACTCCCAAAGTAACACGCACACCCAGACACGACCCACCTATCGGGAGTCGTTGGGGGAGTTGGACTGTGGTGTCCGTCGGATTTCGGATCGTTGGGAGAATGCACCGCTACGTGGATTGCGTTTGCGATTGTGGAGTACCCCAAGCAGTAGTGATCTACTCCCTGATTCGTGGCGCGTCTACTCAGTGCTCGTTCTGCGCTGGGCAGGCTGTACGTCCTAATCGGCTACTGATCTGCAAGAGCTGCGGAAGGACAGGGGAGGAGACTGTCTTCACGTCAGTTGTAGAGTGCCAGTCCTGTGAGAGAGCTGGGCAGAGGAATGGTCGCTGCCCTCAGTGTAGTGCCTGTCTCTGGTCTGGCGGCGTGGGAAGGACGGCAAAGACCCACGGTCTACAGTGTCGAGCAGGTTGTGGGTGGGAGAATCCCTAAAATTTTATGGATCACCACGGTCTGTTCGTCTAGAATAGGATCGAGATTCTAATCAGAAAAGGAGTGGCAATGAATGATTCTATGGACGAAGAGCGCTTGAACTGGTGGGTTTTGTGCATGCCAAACGGCATACCTTACATCGACGAATTCCACGAGGTGCAGCTGCATAGGACCAAAGCGGAAGCTGCCGCCGCCGCCAAGTGGTTTGATCCTCCGAGACCCAAACCCGTGAGGATCGAGTTCACGAGGATCAAGTTCACGTTTCCACAGGGGGAGGAGTAGGTGTTGTGTCTGGCCGAAACAAATCGATCCCAGAGAACGCCGCAAGCGGGAACGAGAGTCTGTATCGAGATCATTTGGGGATCGCTCGCTGTTTGGCTCGGAGATTCGCCAGAGCCTACGGGAGATCCTACTCGGATCTGCTAGAGGTAGCTGAACACAGCCTGGTGGTGACACTATGCGAAAATCGCTACGACCCTGGTAGGTGTCGGTTGTCCACGTATCTCTGGGGGAGGATTCAGAGTGCTTTGTGGTCGGAGATCAAAAGGACCAAGAGAGAGATCCCAGATTCAGATCTAGATCGTCTGGAGAGTCGGGATTCTTGGCTAGACAGTCTATGGTCGGAGATCAGTGAGGAGGCGAGAGCCTTGGTGGGTATTCTGCTAGAGACTCCCGAAGAGATAGCGGAGGAATTCTCCCCTCGCGCTCCCGTGCGAGTTAGAAGAATGGCGAAACAGTACGCGATCAACCATTGGGGTTGGTCTGCTGGAGATGCGAATCAGATCTGGGAGGAGGTGAGATCCAATGTCCTCACGTCATGAGGAATACTGCCCCGAGTGCTTACGAGTGTGTGAGCTGCACGGGAATCTATACTGTCCCACTTGTCACAAGCACGACGGAGAGTGCGAATATGGGAACTGCGAGGAGGACGCCACCTATCGAATCGATCATCCATTAGAGGTCCGCTTCTTTTGCGAGCACCATGCACTCGATCCCTACTACCAATTCGCCAGAGCTGGTTGTTCCGTGTATCGGTTGGAGTAGAGAGAAATGTCTATCGGATCCCAGCTCCGATCCATTCTGAGAGTCGATCCGTACCGGTACCAAGTACGGGGAGTGCGATTCGTCGAACGGAACCTCGGGAGAGTTCTGATTGGTGACGACATGGGTCTGGGGAAGACGCTGCAGGCTGCTGGGTGGTTCGCTGTCCACCCAGAAATCAGACCCGTGGTCGTAGTCTGCCCAGCGTCACTAAAGCTGAACTGGCAGAGAGAGCTTCGAAAGTTGTTCGGGTTGGATTCAGTGGTGTTAAATGGGAGGAGACCCAAACACGTCTCCTCCCCCTTCCTGATCGTCAACTACGACATTCTAAATTCGTGGCTGGGCGTCCTCTTGGAGACAAAGCCCGCTGGCCTCGTTATCGACGAATGCCACAAAGCAAAAAACAGGAAGGCGAAGAGAACCAAAGCATGCAGACGATTAGCCAAGGCTAGCCAACACGTGATTGCTCTATCCGGTACTCCTGTCCTCAACAAACCTTCAGAGCTATACCCCGTCCTAGAAATGATTCGACCTCGAGAGTTCAAATCATTCTGGAGATTTGCATTTCGCTACTGCGATCCAAAGAAGGGATTCGGTGGCCATTGGGACTTTTCTGGATCCTCCAATCTAGAGGAGCTGCAAGACCGCTTGCAGGGGATCATGATTCGGAGAACAAAGCGAGAGGTCCTCCCCCACCTGCCACCCAAAAGAAGAATCACGATTCCGGTCGAGATCGACAATCAAGCAGAGTACACCAAGGCACAAGACGACATAGTAAATTGGATCAGAGAACAAGGAGGCGAAAAGGCAGTCAAGAAGGCCAAGGGTGCAATAGCTTTGGTTCGTCTAGGCAAACTCAAGCACCTAGCAGCTGTGGGGAAATTGCGCATGGCTGCTCGATTGATCAACGACTGGATAGACGCCACAGAGGACAAGCTTCTAATCTTCGGGATTCACACAGACGTGCTAGACCACGTCTATTCTGTGTTCCGGAAGATCAGTGTAAAGGTGGACGGGTCGGTGAGAACAGATCAGAGAATGCGGCTAGTGGATCGATTCCAAACCGATCCCGATTGCAGGATCTTCCTTGGCCAGTTGCAAGCAGCTGGTCACGGACTAAATCTCACAGCAGCTTCTACGATTCTATTCCTGGAGATCGGCTGGGTACCAGCAGATCACGACCAAGCAGAGGACCGATCCTTGAGGATCGGACAGACTGCCGATTCTGTGGACTGCTACTACCTTGTGGGATCCAACACGATTGAAGAGAGGATTATGGAGATTCAGGAAAAGAAACGAGAGGTGTGTGATCAGATTCTAGGTCCCTCTCAGTCTTACCTAGATCTGTTGAGATAGTCTGTGTTTGATATCGTCCGATTCGCACAAGAGCACCATATGGATTCGATCGACAGCGGACACCACCACTGTCACGAGGGTTGGATTCAATTGCATTGTCCCTTCTGTGCTGGTGGCGTATCTGGCTTCCACCTTGGATTCTCTCTCGAGAGTGGCTATTTCAACTGCTGGAGGTGCGGAGGGCACAGTGTCTGGTCCTACCTTGGAGAAATCCTGCGGACCTCTGACCGATCGAAGATTTACAAAGTCCTGCAGAAGTACCAAATGGACTCTCCAGGAATCCCCCGGACCAGACGACACAGATCTGTCCTCGTCCCACCTCCCCACCTCGAATCTCTATCTCATCAACACAGATCCTATCTGAGACGTCGGGGATTCAGATCTCGAGAGATCGAGAGGGAGTGGGGGCTAGAAGGCACACGACACCTTAGCGGGAAATGGAATTGGCGAGTCGTCGGCACGATCTGCAATCGGTTCGGTGTTCCAGTCGCCCATATCGGCCGATCAATCAGCTCACGGGCAAAACCCAAATACCGAATCACGGATAAACAAGACTGCGCAGAGGATCCGAACGGATTCCTCTATGGCATTCATAACGTGCCAGGTGATTCGATCGTAGTGGTCGAGGGTCCTGCAGACGTCTGGAGACTGGGACCAGGATCAGTAGCCACCTTGGGAATAGATTGGACGGTGACACAAGCCAATCTGATTCGACAATTCAAGCATAGATTTGTCTGCTACGATCCAGACCAGAATGCACAAAGATCAGCCAGACGTCTAGCTGAGTGGCTATCAGCCTACCCAGGGTCGACAGAGCTGGTGGACGACATGCCGTGTGATCCTGGAGACTTGGAACCCTTAGAGGCTAAGAGTCTTATGGGCGCTCTAATATTCAATAGACAGGACTAGTCTTGTGTGCTATCTTGCTCGTCCCTTGTTGGCCCAAAGGAGGAAGAGTGACGATTTCAGAAGCTGCTGAAGTATTGGGATGCTCATATCAGATAGCCTGGCATTACGTGAAGATCGGCAGAATTCGTGCTGTCAAGCGAGGACACCGCTGGTATATCCGACCGTCTGCCCTCCGCACCAAGGCTGTGCTCGAGAGACCGAGTCCTGGCAGACCTCGATCAAACGATCGCAGACCAGTGGGCAGGAGGACCAGAGACACTCATGAATGAGCAGAAGAGAGGGGCAATCAAATCATGCATGCGCGCCCTGAACGAGAGGCCCATAGTCTTCTATCCAATCTACGCTGAAATCACAGGATCGATAAAGGGAGGGCTCGTGCTCTCTCAGATCATGTTCTGGCTCTCGGCTGTCGACACAGACGAGATCTGGAAAACGGACGATCAGATCAGGGAGGAGACTGGAATCCACAGGAAGGAACTGAAAATAGCCAAGAAAAAGATCAAAGACGTCCCTTTCCTGACCGTATCCAGAAGAGGGATCCCGGCCAAAACGTGGTATTCAATCGACTGGGATTTACTCGTGGAATTCTTGGCGGAGTGGAGGGAGAAGCACCCGTCAATTTCAGCCAAAACGGGCCAAACAAGATGGGCCAAAAGGGACCAACTTGATAGTGCCGAAAGGGACCAACTGGATGGGCCAAAAGGGACCAACCATTATAAGGAGCAGGAGAAGACCTTAGAGAAGACTTCATATCATGGTTTTAGGTGTGAGAAAGGCACTCCCAAGACCCCAGAGCTGGAGAAGAGGTGGGAGAGATACGCCAAGAAGCTAGCAGACGCAGTTGGCCGAGTACGAAAGATCAATCAGAATTCCAAGGTAGTGGGGTGGGCTTCCGAGATCCGGAAGCTCCACACAAAGGACCAACTAGACGTCAGGAGAATCAAGAGGGTTTTGGACTGGTACTGCCAAGCTTTCGAAAATGATCTGATTCAAGACAACTCCAAGTATCTGCCAATCGCCTACAGTGGAAAATCCTTCAGGAACAAATTCCTGGCTATTGAAGATGCCAAGAGCAGATTGGAAGGAATTGCCAGGCCCAAACACGAGGAGGTACAGCTCACCAAAGCTCAGAAGAAATCTCTAGAGTGGACCAAACAGCGTTGGAGAGAAACATGGGGAGTACACGAAGGGACAGAAGATCTGCCACTCCTCCTCCAATCGGTAAGCGCATGGTCGTGTGACGCTGAGGACGCCATGCGCGAGCAGTTGCGAAAGGAGTCTGGGAAGAACGGCAACTATGCCCTGAGATTTGACGCCGAGACCTTCTTAGCTAGTTGCCTGCCATACTGGCGACAGGACTGGTATCTAGATTGGATTGCCAAGCAAGTCTCCAGCTGGAGCCAATGGGGTGGGAGTCTACAAGAGTTCATGCCACCCCATGGAAAGCACTTCCTGCGATACTCCAGAAAGATTCTGCGCCAAAACGTCGACGGGAAGTGTTGCAAGAAGACCTTGGCTAGGATTGGGCTGCCATAGCTGCCCTGTACGAGCCTGTTTTTGTTGGCTTGACTGATATGCCATGTATCACTGAGATCGTTGCACACACAAACGCTCCGTGCGTTTCTCGAGCCTGGAAGAATGAGAGGAAGATCTGTGAGACGACAGAAGGTAGAAAGTGGTCTCGAAAAGCGGTTGATCACCGCTCTAATCACCAGTTCAGAGTTCGCCTCGCAGGCGTCTCTGCACCTCGACCCAAGGCTGATCAGATCTAGCCACCTGAGACAGGTAGCAGAGTGGTGTCTGGATTACCACCGAGAGTACCGGGAGGCTCCAGGTCAACAAATCGAATCGATCTACCAGTCATGGTCAGAGGACAACGACGACGAGGGGTTAGTAGATTCCGTACATGATTTGCTTTCGAGTCTCTCTGGGGAGTACTCCGAGAATGGGGTCAATGTCCCGTACTTGCTGGACCAGTTAGGGAATTGGATCACCAAGCAAAAACTCACCAAGTTGCGCGACGATCTAAGCTACCACCTCACTCAGGGAGATAGAGAGGCTGCAGAGGATTCTGTCCTGGGCTACCACTCCACCCAAGTAGGTCAGGGAGTTGGTGTGGATCCTCTGACCGATAGAGGGGTCTGGCAGAGGGCTTTTCAGGATCCAGCCAAGCCTGTGATTCAGTTCCCCGGACTGGCCGGGAAATTTCTAGATTCGGCTATGACCCGAGACGCTTTGATCGCAATCCAAGGACCCGAGAAGCGAGGCAAAACAGCGTTCTGCCTTGAAATCGCCTACCAAGCTCTCCGTCAGAGGCGCAGGGTGGCATTCTTCGAGGTTGGTGATCTGTCTGAGGCTCAATTCATTCGGCGCCTTGGAATGCGCGTCTCTGGCCGTCCAATCTGGAGAAGCCAATGTGGGACTATCGAGATCCCATACCGAATGCGGATCAACAATGGTAGTGATCAGGAAGATCGACCAGTAGTTCTGAAGACCAGGGAGAAGTATAGACCGCACACGATCTCCAGAGTAGCTTGCTTGAGAGCTGTCCGTAAATTCGTCAGGACACACGGCCTCTCAAAAACCGAGAGCTACTGTCGGGTATCTGTTCACCCGAATTCTTCAATCAACGTACGTGAGATCGAGGGAATCCTAGAGAAGTGGGAAGTAGAGGACGGATTTATCCCTGACGTGATCCTAATCGACTACGCCGATATCCTGGCCCCAGAAGATCCAAAGAAGGGAGAGAGAGAGCAGGTTAACGACACGTGGAAGGCTCTACGCCGACTCAGCCAAGAAAAACACGTCCTAGTGATTGCCCCTACGCAAGCGGACGCAGGGAGCTACGGGAAGGAGACGCAAGACATGAGCAACTTCTCGGAAGACAAGAGGAAAATGGCTCATGTCACAGGAATGCTCGGACTGAATCAGACACCCCGTGAGAAGAATCTAGAGGTGATGCGTTTGAATTGGATTGTGTTGAGAGAGTCCCCCTACAGAGCGAATCAGTGTCTCTGGATCGCCCAATGTCCCGCACTGGGGAGGGCTCTCTGCTGCTCTATGCTCTAGGCTAGATCCCACGTCTTATAAGAGATCCAGCACAATCCGATTTTCTAACCAGGGGAATGGAACTATATAAGTAGAGAGAGACGAAATCAACAACGAGAGAAGAAGGAGTGAAATGAACCGAAGTGATTTGGTATTGGGACTGCTGAAGAAGCTGGGAATCGGGTACAAGGATGGGATCTCTGCTAGGCGAGCACAGGCTAAGCTGGAGAGATCTCTACTGGAGGTGGATCCTCCAGACGATCTCTCGGACGAAGAGATAGACCTACTCACGGATTTGGGATTTGAGGTCGACGAGGAGGAAGAGGTCGACGAGGAGGAAGAGGTCGACGAGGAGGTCGACGAGGAGGTCGACGAGGAGGTCGACGAGGAGGTCGACGAGGAGGACGAGGAGGTCGACGAGGTCGACGAGGACGAGGAGGTCAAGACCACAAAGAAGGAGAATTCAGTGAAGACAGCCAAGAAGACTCCAGCGAAGAAGAAGACAGCCAAGAAGACTCCAGCGAAGAAGAAGACAGCCAAGAAGACTCCAGCGAAGAAGACAGCCAAGAAGAAGGCCAAGAAGACTCCAGCGAAGAAGACAGCGAAGAAGACAGCCAAGAAGACTCCAGCGAAGAAGACAGCCAAGAAGACAGCCAAGAAGACTCCAGCGAAGAAGACAGCCAAGAAGACTCCAGCGAAGAAGAAGACCTCAAAGAAGAAGACAGCCAAGAAGGCTACGAAGAAGAAGGGATCCAAGAGAAAGACTTGGATGGAGATCACAGCAAGGGCAATCCGTGGCAGTAAGAGCCGATCCACAGCTCTCAGCAGAGCGCTACGCGAGTATTCAGATCAGGGGACCAGAGCTGCGTCGATTGACGCCACCGAGAATTCTGCCAAGTGGTATCAGTTCCAGTGCCTTCAGGCCCTCACTGCGCTTGGGATCGTCGAAGTCGACGGGGATTCAATCAATTACCTGGGCTGAGACCCGCCATAAAGAATGGACCAGAGGGGGCTCTGTTGTTGGGTCCTCTCTGGTCGCATTGGAGGAGCACTGTGCAAGTCAATCGTAAGGAGCTTTTGCGTACCCTGAAAGTCAATCAAATAGCTGTCACGCGACACGAGATCTTAGACCAATCCAATTGCTTAGTGTTTGGTGCTGGGACGATATCGAGCTTTGACGGCGAGATCTTGGTGAGGACCAAATCCCCCTTGGATTTGGAGAATGCGGTGGTCCCCGCCGACGATCTGATTAAATTACTCGCTAAGTACCCAGACGAGGAGATCGACATACGAAAGAAGGGATCAGAGGTGCTGGTCCAGGGAAAGAGGAGGAGAGCTGGAATCTCCTGTGTATCGGAGGTGTCTCTCCCTCTAGGCGAGATACCAATCCCAAAGAAGTGGCGGAAGATCCGGGAGGGAGTCCCTGACGCTCTACAGCAGGCTGCTAAGACGTGTGGGAGAAATTCGGCGAGTCCTGTTACCACCATGGTGCACGTGACCAAGGATCTAGTAGAGGCTTGTGACAACTACCGGCTCTATCGCTACTCGGGCCAAACTGGATTCCCACGAGAGGTGTCAGTACCCGGGGAATCTATAGCCAAGCTCGACGGATTAGGCGTCCTCAAGACTGCTGTCTCGAATGAGGGGTGGATTCACTGGCTGATCGAGGAAGGACACGAGATCGTGTGTCGGTGTTATGCGCTCAAGTACCCAACCCACATTGAGAAGATCTTGAAGCTGTCCACGGCCTCGGACGTGAGACTCCCACCAAATCTGTCCAAGATTCTGGGGAGGGCCACAATCATGACTGGTGACAATCCACTGGTCAGGGTTGAAATCAAGAAAGGTCTAATCTCGGTAATTGGTCGTAAGGAATCTGGGTGGTATCGAGAGCAGAAGCGAATCCGCTATGACGGCCCGACCCTCGCCTTCGACGTTCACCCGTTATTTCTGGACGAGATCCTAAAGAGGAGCAGGAAGGTTCAGATTGGTAACAGGAAGATGAAGATCGCCACAGACAACGTGGAATTTGTTGTCTGCCTCGAGGTGGACTAGGGTCGACAATATTATGCATGACTGCCTTTTCAGCCGTATCATAGCAACGATTGACCGAGATAAATGAATCCCTGCATGGTGGATCCTCGCCTGGTTTGGAGCCGGAGCTGGAGCTGGAGCCGGAGTGGGAGTCGGAGCTGGAGCCGAAGTGGGAGCCGGAGCTGGGGCTGGAGCCGGAGCCGGAGCCGGAGCTGGAGCCGGAGCTGGAGCCGGAGCCGGAGTCAGAGCAGAAGATAGGGTAATTGGATCTATGTCTGGATTCTTTGGATTAGGATCGTGGCAAACTACAGAGACCTTGGGCCATGGAATCCCCAAATGTGGCAAGTGTGGATTATCTAGGTCCTGCTTCTCGCCCAAGATGCCTGTTACTGGACGAGGCGACCTGAAAATCCTCTTTGTGGGGGAGGCTCCAGGGAAGCAGGAGGATCGTCAGGGGGTCCAATTGGTAGGGAGTTCTGGGAGACTGTTACG